TTAGATGAATATGCTGCTTTCCTAAATGAACACACTGCATGGTATAGACCAATGACTCCACATAAGGTAATGATGTGGCAACAAAAGATTGAAGTAAGAAAAGGAGATAGAAAAAATGAAGTAGGTCTCAAGGGTACAATGCAGGGCATGTCATTTGAGAAAGATCCAACAAATGGTGTAGGGGGTCCAGTAAAATTCTTCTTTCATGAGGAAGCTGGTATTGCACCAAAGATGGACCAGACCTATGAATATATGAGACCAGCAATGAGATCTGGTTTAATTACTACTGGTATGTTTATAGCTGCAGGATCTGTAGGAGATTTATCACAGTGTAATCCACTTAAGGATATGATATTAAATCCTACATCTAAAGATATTTATGCAGTAGAAACAAATCTAATAGATAAAAATGGAACAGAGGGTCTCTCAGGTTTGTTTATTCCTGAGCAATGGTCTATGCCTCCACATATAGATGAGTATGGTAATTCACTTGTAGAAGATGCATTAGAAGCTCTTGAAAAACAGTTTGAGCAATGGAAAAAAGATTTATCTCCTGAAGACTATCAGTTAAGAATATCTCAGCATCCAAGAAACATTGAAGAGGCATTTGCACATAGATCCGTATCTATATTTCCACCACATCTTGTAGCAGCACAACAAAGAAGAATAGATGAGAAAGAATATGCATATGAATTCTTAGATATATTCTATGATGAGAATGGTAAGCCTAAAGTAAAAGAAACTAATAAGTTACCAATTATGCAGTTTCCTGTATCTAAAAAATTAGAAGATAAAACAGGGACACTTGTTGTATGGGAAAGACCAATTAAAGATGCAGAATTTGGGCAGTATTATGCATCTATTGACCCGGTGTCTGAAGGAAAGACAACTACCTCAGAATCACTGTGTTCCATATATGTAATGAAAGCTCCAGTTCAAGTAACTAAGCATACTGGCACAGAATCAGAGACTTACATAGAACAAGATAAAATTGTAGCTGCTTGGTGTGGTAGATTTGATGATATTAATAAAACTCATCAGAGATTAGAACTAATAATAGAGTGGTATAATGCATGGGCACTTATAGAAAGTAACGTGTCTTTATTTATACAGTACATGATATCTAGAAAGAAACAAAGATATCTTGTTCCTAAAAGTCAGATTATGTTCTTAAAAGATATAGGCTCTAATACTAATGTTTACCAAGAGTATGGTTGGAGAAATACAGGTAATCTATTTAAAGGACACCTATTAAGTTATGCTATTGAATATTGCAAGGAAGAATTAAATACAGTAACTAAAACAGATGGTACTATAGTTAAGACAATTTATGGCATAGAAAGAATACCTGATCCTATGTTAATTAAAGAAATGCAAGAATATACAGAGGGTTTGAACGTGGATAGATTAGTATCATTTACAGCTCTTGTTGCATTTATGAGAATTCAACAATCTAATAGAGGTTATGCAAAAAGAATCATTATGGATGATACTGCCAAAAACTTGCAAAAGTCAGAAAATTTATTTAAATTAAATAGTAGTCCATTTAGACATATGGGTAATAACGGTAGATTAACAAATGGTTCAGTATTTAAAAAATCACCATTTAAAAATATAAAATAACTATGCAAGTATATAACGCATTACAGTTAAAAAAAGGAGCTAAAACAGAACAAAATAGGATGGGTAGTATTACCCAACCTTTACAATTTTTATCTAAAAAAGATAAAAATGAAGAGTGGGCTGCTTGGAATTTGGACTGGTTAGAATGGAATGGTCTTAAACAAATAAGAAGAAATGCAAGAAGGTTAATGAAAAACTACAAACTTGCAAAAGGTATTATTGACAGATCAGATTATATCATTGAAGAAAACAATGAATATAGAGACATAGTAGAGCTATTAACAAGAGAAGAAGCTACAGCATTAGAATTAAAGTTCTATCCTATTATTCCAAATGTTATTAATGTTCTTGTAGCAGAATTTGCTAAAAGATCTACTAAACTAACTTACCGTGCAGTAGATGAGTTCTCATACAATGAGATGCTAGAAGAAAAAAGAAAAATGGTAGAAGAAACTCTTTTAGCAGATGCACAATTAAAAATAGCTACAGCACTACTTGAACAAGGATTAGATCCTAGTTCAGAAGAAGCACAACAACAACTTTCACCTGAAAATTTAAAAACACTTCCTGAAATTGAACAGTTCTTTAAGAAAGACTATAGATCAATGATAGAGCAGTGGTCTTCACATCAACATAAAGTAGATGTTGAAAGATTTAAAATGGATGAGTTAGAAGAAAGAGCATTTAGAGATATGCTTATTACAGATAGAGAATTCTGGCATTTTCAAATGATGGAAGATGATTATGAAGTAGAGCTTTGGAATCCAGTAGTTACTTTCTATCACAAATCACCAGATGTAAGATATATTTCTCAAGGTAACTGGGTTGGTAAAATAGACATGTTCACTGTGTCAGATGTAATAGATAAGTTTGGGTATATCATGAGTGAGGAGCAGTTAAAAGCTCTTGAAGCAATATATCCTATTAGATCAGGTGGTTATATAGTTGGTGGTTATCAAAATGACGGTACATATTATGATGGTACAAAATCTCATGAGTGGAATGTTAATATGCCTTCTCTTGCATATAGACAATATACTACAGCAGTTGCAAACTCAATTACTGATGGTGGAGATATTATAAATCAAATACTTTCACAAGGTGAAGATTACTTTGATCAAGGTACAGCTTATTTATTGAGAGTAACCCAAGCATACTGGAAGTCTCAGAAAAGAGTAGGGCACCTTACAAAAATTACTGATTCAGGAGAAGTAATTAATGAAATAATTACAGAAGAGTATGAAGTAACAGATAAACCAATATATGACACTAGATTATTTAAAAATAAAAATAAAGATAACTTAGTATTTGGAGAGCATATAGATTGGATCTGGATTAATGAAGTTTGGGGAGGAATTAAAATTGGACCAAATATTCCATCTTTCTGGGGTATGAATAATCCTGGAGGTTTTTCTCCTATTTATATTGGAATTCAAAAGAATAAAATTGGACCACTTAAGTTTCAATTTAAAGGTGATCAAAGCTTGTATGGTTGCAAACTTCCTGTAGAAGGTTCTGTATTCTCAGATAGAAATACAAAATCTACAGCACTTATTGACTTAATGAAACCATATCAGATTGGATATAATATTGTAAACAATCAGATTGCAGATATCTTAGTAGATGAGTTAGGTACTATTATTATGCTTGATCAGAATACTCTACCTAAACATTCTCTTGGAGAAGACTGGGGTAAAGGAAACTATGCTAAAGCATATGTTGCAATGAAGAACTTTCAGATGTTACCTTTAGATACATCTATTACAAATACAGAGAATGCATTAAACTTCCAGCATTTTCAAAAGCTTGATCTATCTCAAACAGAAAGATTAATGTCTAGGATACAGTTAGCTAATCACTTTAAACAACAAGCATATGAAGTAATTGGGGTTAATCCACAAAGAATGGGTCAACAGTTATCTCAAATGACAGCAACTGGTATTGAACAAGCTGCTGCAGCATCATATGCACAAACAGAAGTATTCTTTATACAACATTGTGATTATTTAATGCCTAGGGTTCATCAAATGAGAACTGACTTAGCACAATACTATAACTCTACAAAACCATCTACAAGATTAACATACACATCTACAGCAGATGAAAAAGTTAATTTTGAAATAAATGGTACTGATCTTTTAATGAGGGATCTAAATATATTCTGTAGTACAACTGCAAACCATAGATCAATACTTGAGCAATTGAAACAAATGGCTATGCAAAATAATACCACCGGAGCATCTATCTATGATCTTGGTAAGATTGTACAGTCAGACTCTATTGCTGAACTTAATAATGCTCTTAAATTCTCAGAAGATAAATTACAACAACAAAAACAGCAAGAAATGCAACAAGCACAACAGTTGCAACAACAGCAAATACAAGCACAGCAAGAAACTGAAAAAATGAAACTTGATGCTCAAGCAATGGAAAAAGAAAAAGATAGACAAAGAGATATCTTAGTTGCAGAAATTAGAGCAGCAGGTTATGGATCTATGGCTGATGTAAATAAAAATGAAATGTCAGATTATGCTGATGCAATGAAAGAAATAAGATCATCTGAACAATATCAAGAACAAACTAATATTCAAAGAGAGAAGCAAGTAAATGAAAACTACAGACAAAATCAAAAGATGGATATTGAAAGAGAAAAGATTCAAGCACAAAAAGAGATTGCAGATAGGCAATTAGAGATAGCTAAAGAGAATAAAAATAGATTTGATTCTCAAAAGAATAAAAAGGAAAAATAATACTTAGCTATATAGTGCGAAAAATTAATTTCAAAGTGATAAATTTTTGAAGTTTATTTAGTATATTAAATTATAAACAAAACCAACAAAGATGAGTGAATTAGAAAAAGGACCTGAAAAAGATCAGGTACAAGACTCTACAAGAGTAGAGCAAATAGATGTAAACATTGATGAGATGTTTGGCATGCCGGGAGCAGAAAATGTTATGCTTCCAGCAGATGAAGAAAAACCTAAGTCTATGTTTTCTAAAGAAACAGTAGACACAACGTTCCTTGACAAGCCTACTTCTAAAGAAGAAGTAGCAAAGAAAGAAGAAGTAGAAGAAACTATAGCTGAGCTAGATAGTTTAATTACTCAAGAAGAAGATGCTGGTAATAAAGGTAGACCAAAAATTGATAAATCTGGTCTTGCTGAATTAGCACAAAAAATGATTGAGGAAGGATCTTTAGTACCTTTTGATGATGATAAACCATTGGAAGAATATACTACAAAAGATTTCCGTGAACTTTTTGAAGCAAATTTTCAAGAAAGAGAAAATGCAGTTAGAGAAAATACACCAAAAGAATTTTTTCAATCTTTACCAGAGGAACTTCAATATGCAGCTAAGTATGTAGCAGATGGTGGTACAGACCTTAAAGGTTTGTTTAGAACTCTTGCTCAAGTAGAAGAGATGAGGCAACTAGATCCAAATGATGAGTATGATCAGGCTGAAATTGCAAGACAATACTTATATGCTACAAATTTTGGAACACCAGATGAGATAGAAAATGAAATCAATGACTGGAAAGACATGGATAAGCTTCAACAAAAAGCTAATCAGTTTAAGCCAAAATTAGATAGAATGCAAGAAGAAATAGTTGCTAGACAACTTGCAGAACAAGAAGTAAGAAAAGAACAGCAGGAAGAAGCAGCTAGACAGTATACAGACAATGTATATAACACTCTTATAGGTGGTGAGATTGGTGGTATTAAATTAGATAAAAGAGTTCAAGGATTATTATACTCTGGATTAATACAACCTAACTATCCATCTATTTCTGGTAAGCCTACAAACTTATTAGGCCACCTTTTAGAAAAGTATCAGTTTGTAGAGCCAAGACATGATTTAATTGCAGAAGCTCTTTGGTTACTTGCTGATCCTAATGGATACAAAAGTAAAGTTAAAGAACAGGGTAGTAAACAAGCAGTAGAGAAAACAGTAAGACAATTAAAAACTGAACAATCTAGAAAAATTACTTCTTCTGTAAATGAAGAAAGAGAATATGATTATAAAACAAAAACAAGTAAACCACAAAAAACAATCTCAAGAGGAGGTTTCTTCAAGAGATTTTAATTAGTAACAATTTAAATTAATATATCAAATGGCAACTCCAATTTTAAACAATGGGATATTCCTAAGAGATACAGCCTACCAAGCTTCATCGCATGTAGACTCTTATCACTTAGTGAATATGTTAAAAGATGCTGAACCTATGGATTTAGGTCCAGTAGACCTTTGGGCTATGGCTCAAAAAGTAGAAATGCCCCTTTACCAGCTTTCTAGCTTTGGTGGCAAAAATGTAATTATGGTAGACAATGCTCGTGGAGAGTATAAGTGGCAGACTCCTGTCTCTACAGATCTTCCATATGTACTTGAAGACATTGAACCACTTAATACTTTTAAAGGTATTGATGGAACAAGCTTCAAAATTAAATTAAGCCGCAGAGAATTTGGACATGGTGATATCATCACTTATGACAAATACAATGGGGTTGAGATGTACATTACAGATGAAGACATTCTTCCTTTAGGTAATGGTTATATTTACACTGTTCAACTTGTAAATAATGACAACACTAAATTCTTGGAAAACAAGTATTTAGCTAATGGAACTAGAATGTTTAGAAAAGGTTCTGCAAGAGGTGAATATGGTGAAAGATTCTCTGACATCATTACTCAAGCAGGTTTCCGTGAATACTATAACTTTGTTGGTGGTGCTGAGGCTCACGTACATTATTCTATCTCTTCTAGAGCAGACTTAATGATCAAAGGTGGTATGAATGCAGATGGTACAGTTCCTGTAACTGAGATCTGGAGAACATTTGACAAAAATGTTACTGATCCTTCAATCACATCTCTAGAAGATATGGTTAAAGTTATGGGTAAAGATGCTGTTAAAAAAGCATTTGATAACGGAGATTTGTCTAGAACTTTCTTGACAAATATGGAAGCAGCTCACCTTTCTAAAATTGCAACTGACATTGAGACTTACTTAATGTGGGGACAAGGAGGTAGAGTTAAGCAAGATGGTCCAGATGATATTAGATTGTCTGTTGGACTTTGGCAACAATTGAACAATGCGTTCAAAAGAGTATACAACAAAAATAACTTTACTCTTGACCTATTCCGTGGAGAAATCTATAACTTCTTCAATGGTAAGGTTGAGTTCCAAGGACCAGATCCAAAAAGATCTCTTATTGTACAAACTGGTATGGGTGGTATGCGTATGGTTAATGACGCCATTAGACAAGAAGCTATTGCATCAGGTTTGTTAATTCAGGCTGCTGATATTGGTGCTATCACTGGTAAAGGTATGGACTTGAACTTTGGATTTGCTTATACTTCATATGTAATTCCATTCTTGGCAAATGTTAAGTTTGTTCTTAACCCAGCATTTGACAATGTTCATACAAATGATATTGAGAACCCAATCATTGATGGTTTCCCATTATCTTCTTATAGCTTTATCATCTTTGATATCACTGATAACACTAATGATAATATCTTTATGTTGAAACTTTCTTGGGATAACCAATTGAAGTGGTGGTATCAAAATGGTACTATGGACTACATGGGTAGAACTCAAGGATTCCAGTCTTCTGGACAATTCAACGGGTACCGTGTGATGATGTCTCAAACAATGCCAGCTATCTGGGTAAAAGACCCTACAAAAGTCTTGAAAATTGTTATGAGAAACCCAATCACTGGTGGCTCTCTATAATAGATCAGAGTATAAGAGGGAGGGTAACAGCTCCCTCTTTTTACTTATTTTTTTAAAAACTTAAACCAACAAAAAACATGGAAACAACAGGATTTACAATGGTGGAAATTAATAAAGCTGCCACCGCAAGAAAAACAGCTATTGCTATTAGACCGTTCTTTGATAAAAATAATGCTAATATGGGATTAGAAGCTTATGATCAAGTTTTATTTGACGGAGTAAAACATCATGAGCAATTAGCCTGTCTTGAGGTTAATGGAGTAATTAGATACATCACAGGTTTAAATGAATTTGCACCTGAGATTAAAACTTTACCTACTGAGCAAAGAGAAGCTAAAGTAAGGGAAATTAGAACAGCTATTGTTGAACTAGAAAGAGAGCTAGCATCAAATGTTATAGATCCAGAAGATAAAGATTTTTGGAATAAAGTAAAATTACTTACTCCAAATAATAAAGATTTTTGGAACAAGATAGATATAAAATGTGGTAATGAGCCAGTTTATCTTGATCCTAAAGATCCTTTTGATAGAATTAAACTTTATGCTATTGAAGCTGGAGGATTTTCAATTGTAGCTAAAAGCTATGATGATGCAAGATCTAAAGCTAAACCACCTAAGTTTTATCTAGATAAAGAAGAAGAAACTGTAATGATCAGAACTGAGTACAAGAAAATGCGTAACAAAGCACTTTCTGAGCTACAGAAGTTATTTGATAAAAACAGTACAAAACTATTCTATGTTGCTAAAGTAGTAGATATTAATAGCACACAGTATAGAAAATCTACTCCAAATGATGTCATTTATGAGAACATGGATATTTACATAAATGGTGAAGGTGGAGAAAGCAACAAAGAGAGAGCAGCTAAATCTTTCCTTGATGCAGTAAATATGGATATGGAAACACTAAAAATTAAATCAATTGTTAGAGATTCCGTATTTTTTAAGTATATTATAAGTAAGGCAGATGGTCATATTTATCATGGTAAATCTAATAGCTTACTTGGTAGAAATGTATCAGATGTTGTAGAATACTTAAAGAACCCACTTAATGAGGATATTCTTAAGGATCTTACAACTTCTGTTGAAAAATTGTGGAACTCTTAAAAATTATATAAAATGAAAAAAATAGCAAAAGCCATGTATGGCAAATCAATGATGAAAGCTGGTGGTATGGTAAATGCTAATACTAAAGTTTCTGCAGATAAAACTCCTGGATCTAAAGGTGTTATCTCTGGAGAGAATGCTAAAGTTTCTGCATCTAAAGTAGCTAAAGGACGTTCAGGTGGAACTTCTAAAGCTCCTAAAACTGCAGTTCCTAAAGCTATGTATGGTACTTCTATGAGACCAGGTATGATGAAAAAAGGTGGTGCTAAAAAAATGAAATAATGCCACTAAAGAAATCTACTACTAAAAGTCGCGTTAACCAGGCTGGTGTTTACACTAAGCCTGGTATGCGTAAGTCTTTGTTTGAAAGAATTAAAGCTGGTACAAAGGGAGGAGATCCTGGAGAATGGTCTGCAAGAAAAGCACAACTTTTAGCTAAAGAATATAAGTCTAAAGGTGGTGGTTATAAAACTAAGAAGTAATGGCTAAAGATCCTCAGCAAAGTTTAAGAGATTGGTCAGCACAAAAATGGATGACATCTGGAACTTATGCAAATAAGAAGAAAGGTTCTTCTAAAGAGGTAAAGTCAAAAGGTAAAAAAAGATATTTACCGGAAGCTGCTTGGGGTTCTTTATCAGCAGGAGAAAAAGCTGCAACAAATAAAGCAAAGGCTAAAGGTAATAGTAAAGGAAAACAATTTGTTAAACAGCCCAAGGGTATAGCCCAAAAGGCGGCAAGATATAGATAGTTATGGCAATTAAAAAAACAACAACTAAAAAATCCACACCAGCTAAGAAAGCAAATTCTTCAGTTGGTATTTCCATTTTTGGTGGTAACAAAGCAGAGATGAGAAAATGGGAAATTGAATCTGCTATGTCTACATTACAAAGAGCATCTGAGATACAGAAGAATGCTAAGTTAATGGCAGATGTAAAAAAGATGGCAGCTGAGAAAGCAAAAGAATTTAATAGTATTGCTGCTGGCAAAAAGATTTAATCATGGCACAGGCAAAAACTAAGAAAGTAAAGGTTACTGCCGGTGGTGAAAAACATGTAGTATATAAGAAGACTACAAAAAAAGGAGAAGGAAAAGTTGGTCATATAATGGTTAACCATCCTACTAAAGATAAAGGACAGTGGGATACAATAGATTTGACTGCAAAAGGAAGAGCAAAAACTGTAGCACAAGGAGTAGCTGCTACAAAGAAATGGCATAAGGATAATCCTAATTACGAATATAAGGGTAAGGGATTAGCAAAAAAGAAAATGGGCGGTACTGCTAAAAGCTGTTGGCCTGGTTATGAAAAAAAAGGTACTAAAACAATGTATGGTAAAACATATAATAACTGTGTAAAAAAGTAAAGTAATGGCAAATAGTAGAGCACAACAAGCAGCAATAGCTATTTCAATGAAAAAAGCTGGTAAAAAACCTAAAAAGAAAATGTCTAATGGTGGAGAACCTGGACCAATTGATGGTATTAAAAAGTTTATAAAAGGTAAATTTGAAAAGTATTCACCAAAATTTAATTTTAAAAAATTAAATAGACTTGAAAATAAAATAGAAAATAATAAACCAATGACATCTGGTCAAACAAAGTATGTTGATTCATATATTGATGATCAGATAATAAGAGGATTGTCAAATAGAAATATTGAAAATAATCAAACAAATACAAATACTAAAATTAAAAGTAAACAATTAAAAATACCAAAAGTTAAAATTAAATCTAAGGTAGGTGGTAGTATTAAAAATACAAAAAAGAAGTAATGGCAAAGTCTCCAGCATGGCAAAGAAAAGAAGGTAAGAATCCAGAAGGAGGTCTTAATGCTAAAGGTGTTGCTTCCTATAGAAGAGCTAATCCAGGAAGTAAACTTAAAACAGCTGTTACTACTAAACCATCTAAACTTGATCCAGATAGTAAATCTGCAAAAAGAAGAAAATCTTTTTGTGCAAGAATGTCTGGTATGAAGAAAAAACTAACAAGCTCAAAGACTGCTAATGATCCTAACTCTAGAATCAACAAGTCTTTAAGAAAGTGGAATTGTTAACTTATTATATATATTACTATGAAAACTATGAAAACTTGTAAAATGGGTTGCGGCAAAATGAAAGCTGGTGGTCCTGTTAAGAAAGTAAAAAAAATGGCTAAAGGTGGAGCTACAGATTATAACTATGGTATTCCATTAAATGGCTTACCAATGCGCCCTACTAATGGTAACACAGATATTTCTAAAAATCAAATGGGAACTAACCCTACTATGAAGAAAGGTGGTGCTATTAAAAAAATGGCTGCTGGTGGATCACTTAAACCAGTTCCTCCAGGAAAAGTTGGATTGTCTAAATTACCAACAGCTGTTAGAAATAAAATGGGTTACATGAAAAAAGGTGGATCTAAAAAGAAATAATTATGTGTAGCTGTAGAAATAAAGGTAAAGTAAAAAAGTAAAGTCATGGCAACTAAAAAGACTACTGCAAAGTTTGGTGCATCTGTAAAAGTACAGAGAGGATATCCAGGTAAAATTAGATCTGCTAAAGATCAAGGTTATACTCCTATAGGTAAAAGAGAACCTGCAAGAACTAAATTTGATAATGGAGGAGCTTTAAGTGATAAAGCACCAAAAGAAGCAAAGATGAAGTTTTATTCTCCAGATGGTAACTACAAAACAGTAGTTAAAAAAAATTATGGTGAGCCTGAAAGAGCTAAGGAAACAAGAACTTTAAAAGGAGTTTTAAGAGGAGTTCCAAAAACTTCTACGCCCCCAGTACCTGTTGAAGATAAACCAATATTTAAAGCTAAAAAAGGTGGGTCAACTGATAAGAAGTGGATTCAAAAAGCAATTAATCCTGCACATAAAGGATATTGTACACCTATGACTAAACCTACTTGTACTCCTAAAAGAAAAGCTCTTGCAAAGACTTTAAAGAAAATTGCTAAAAATAGATAGTAATGTTAAATAGTACTATAACTGTAAAGATTAAACAACGGCTAAATAAATTAGATAGATAATAATGGGAAGAAATCTTGAACATAAAAAAGAATACCAAAAAAAATACTATCTTAAAAATAAAGAGAGGCTCTTAGAGTATAGAAAAAATTTTTATAATGATAATAGAGAGATAGCAATTGAAAGATCTAAAACCTGGGCTGAAAATAATAAAAGACAAAGAAAACATAATGTATTAAAATCTACTTATAACATTACTATTGATGATTTTGAAAAAATGTTAAAAGACCAAGATTATAAATGTTATTGTTGTTTAGTTGAACATAGTGCATTAAAAAATGGATTATATGTAGACCATTGTCATACTACAAATAAAGTTAGAGGGTTACTTTGTTCAACGTGTAATCTTGCTATTGGTTATGCAAAAGATAATGTTGAAATATTAACCAATATGATAAAATATTTAGAAAGATGTTAAATTCAACAATAGTTATAAAAATAAAACAACGAATCAATAAGTTGGATAGCCAGGACTATGACAACTTGGAATGTTGGCAGATAGTCGAGGCATTTAATAAAGCCCAAGTAGAGTGGTCTAGAAGACAGTTACATGGTATTAATATAACTAAGGAAGGTGATGAGCAATCTACCCGGAGAAAGGATGACTTACAAGTTCTTCTTAATAAAACTACTATAACTAATTTAACAGATAAAGGAGATTATTCTTTTTTAAGCATTCCCGGAAATTATCTTCAGTGGAAAAGAGTAGATGTCTATGCTCAAAAAGATTGCTGTGATAAAAGAAGAATGGTAACATATCTTGCAGAAGAAGGTAATGTTTCAGTTCTTTTAAGAGATAAACTAAAACAACCTAGTTTTCAGTGGGCAGAAACATTTGTTACACTTATAGATGATAGAATCAATGTTTATACAAACAATGATTTTAATGTATCTGAAGTAGACTTAACTTATTATAGACAACCTAGAAAAATCCAGATACAAGGTTGTGTTGATCCTTATACTAGTGTTCAATCTCCAGCAAACATAGAATGTGAATTTAAAGATGATATAATTGAAGTAATAATAGATGAAGCAGTAAGCATACTTGCTGGAGACATTGAATCTGGAAATCAATTCTCTAGAGGTACAGAAACTGCAGAAAGAAATAACTAATAATGGAAACAAAATCTAGACTTTTAAAAAGAAATCCTGAACCATCTAGAGTACTATCTAGACCACAGGTAACAGTAACTCAGCCTAAGAGTGAGCCTTCAAAACCACAACCTACTCCTGATGCTGGTGTTGGTGGTAGTTCATTAGATACAATGGTTGCTGCATGTGCAGTAGAACTAATGAATGCTAGAAATAGTTTTCACAAACTGCATCTTAAAGTAACTGGACCTGGCTCATATGCTGCTCATGTTGCTATCGGAGATTTTTATGATGGTTTACCAGGTCATGCTGATACTTTAGTTGAAGGTTATCAGGGTGTTGCTGAGAAAATTTTAACACTAAAAGATGTTGCTCCAAGAACATTAGATGATGTTTCTGACGGTGTTGCTTATCTAAGAGATATGTATGCAATGATTAATAAATTACAAGGCATGCTACCTTATTCTGAGATTGTAAATAACTTAGATCTAGTAAAGGATGCAATTAATTCAACTAAATACAAATTACTTTTCTTAAAATAATTTGTAAGATTAAAAACTTTTTACTATATTATAGTATATATATGTTTAACTAAAATTTAAAAAAATGGCTTATTTTAATCACGCGTTTAGAAAAACGTTTTTGGCAACAGGAGACACTATTGGTCCTGTAGCTATTACTAACCCATCCGGTGGGTCAGTAGGTAATGCTAGTGCAACTGGTGGTTTTTTGGTAACTGCTTCTCGCCCTACTTACACATTAAATCAGTTGGCTGCTGCTGCAACTACTTTACATGGTAATCTTGAAAACAACTATGTTGGTTGGTTTGATCCTAAAACTAATCTATCAGTTGTTCCTAGTACTGCTAGTGAATGTTGTCCTCTTTATCTTGCTGGATCTACTATTTACTGTAAAGATAAAGTTAGCCCATTCATTGGTGGTTATCAAGAGACTAACAAGTCTAAAGTTGTTAATCCTAAGTATGTATCTAGATTTTATGATGTAGAGCCTTGTACTCCTACTAACAATGTAGTACACGTTGGTTCTACTTATGCTAGTGCAGGTGGTGGTGTTCTTACTTTAGATCCTGCAACACTAGTAGGTGGTACAGGATACACAAATGGTACTTCTACTACAACTGTAACTGGTGGTACTGGAACTGGACTTATTGTTGAAATTACAGTTGCTCTTGGTGTTGTAACAGCTGTTACAGTTTTAAGCCCAGGAAAAGATTATACTATTGGTGATACAGTAACTATTGTTGGTGGTAATAATGACGCTACTATTGATGTATTAACTGTTACAACTGCAATTGCTCCAGTTATTTCTGGAACTAACTGTTGTAAAGAATTCTTGTGTGGTGAGACTTACTATCTTCGTTTAGATGTTAAAGGTTCTCCTGCTCTAAGATTCTTAAATCACAATGCATACTATATTGCATCTGCTTATACAGGATGCTGTCCAGCAGGAGCTATTGCTCCAACTGCAGTAGATTCTACTGAAGTAATGATCCTTTGGGCTAATGATCTATTAAACTCTCCAATTGTATCTCCATTCTTCCAAATTGCTATTCAGGATGAGGCAGGTGTTATCTGGTATGCTCCAGGAACAGATGCTACTTTCTTAGCTTCAGTTGGTGCTGACACTTGGAATAACTATGTATCTCCAGGACATACTCCAGGTGCATGTGCAGGTTTAATTCTTAATGGTGCTTATGTAGATACAAGATTTGGAGATTGTACTTTCCAAATTTCTGATTTCTATGAAGTACAACCAGTTAACTTGTATCCTTCAGAAGTAGATCTTAATGGAGATCCTTGTCAGTTTGAAGGTCTTTGTGTAGTTAATGAGTGTCTTGGTAGCCAAGCAATGGGTCTAGGAGAAACAATTCTTAGAGATGTAATTCTTTCTGAGTCTTACAGACAAAATTTCTTCTCTTCTGATTTCAGAATCAGGGAAATTACTCAAGGTAATCAAATTGTAAATGCTGTTAACAGACAAGCACTTTACTACAATGTGTTCTTACAACACAGTGTTCCAAGATTTAACAATCCTACTGGTACATTTGATAATGATCAATATTTGTTACAAGTTGTATTTACTAATGTAACAAGCGGTACTGCATTTGTAAATGCTACAGAAGACTGGTTAGATAATTGTGGAGTTTGTGAAATTGAAGTTGGTTTAAATGGATTTAATTGTGAATCTACATGTTCTGCAATTGCATTCCCAGCTCTTCCAGCTCAGTGTGGACTGTAATTAATTAAAGTTAATAAATAAAAAAGAGGAGAGAGAGTTTATACTCCTCTCCTTTTTTTATAAAAGAAAGTTATGGCAAATCATGTATTAAGTCTAGAGGTGCCTCAAGTAATGAATGAGTGCATATTTAAAATATTAGATACAAGTGTGTATCAAACTGCTAATCCGGCAATACCTGTAGTTTGTCCTACACTTAATATTACAGTTCCTGGATTTGGTTACTCTAATCAAATAGATGCAACTAACTTCTATAATGATGGTTTTATAACACTTACTGCATGTGATTTACAGTTACAAACTGTAGATTGTGGAACTAAATATTATAATCTACCTGATGGTATATATATTATTAAATATAGTGTATCCCCAAATGAAACAGTATATGTAGAGTATAATCATTTGAGAATTACACATGCTTTAAATATGTACTACAAAGTTCTTTGTGATGTAGATTTAGCAGCTTGTGATCCACCTTTTAAAGTTAAAGAAAAGTTGGAAGCACTAAGACTAATTTTTATGTATTTACAATCTGCAAAATCTAAAGTTGAATTTTGTTTAGAGCCACAAAAAGGAATGAGTTTATATAATTATGCTATTAAGCTTTTAAATAAACTATCTTGTACAAATTGTTAAACCAAATAAAAACCAATAGTTATGTCAGTATGTTCAAATTGCAAAGCTAAATTATCATGTGGATGTCAGAGAAAAACAGCATCAGATAAGACACCAGTTTGTAGTAATTGCATAGGTCAATATGAAACAAAACTTAAAGCTCAAAGAGGAAAAGAAGATTTAAAGAAATTTATTAAATAATGGCAGCACCAGTTTATTTTAGGTTTGAATCATGTTGTACTGGAGAAGTATTATACTTTCAAGGACCTACAAATCCAGTAGATATATTTTGGACAGGAATATTTCCAACACTTCCTACTGTACTAATATATGATCCAGGAGGAATATTCGGACCTAATTTTGGACTAACATCTAAATCATGTTACTATGTAACATCTGAAGTAGGTGATGGCTCTGCATATCCAACACTGCTTTCAGGTTGGATGAGTACAACTGATGCAAGAAGAGACTGTTTAGTAGATGGTGAATTATTTGTAGAATGTAAACCATGCCCATGTTACTTGTTAATGCCATGTGATGGTAGCATAGCTCCGTTTGTAACAAATTATGATTTATCAGCATATCTTTATTCAGTTACTGGTCAGAGTGTTACTTTTTATGCTTCAGATGAGTTTCCAGAAATATGTGTGCAGGTATTGCTTGCACCACCAAATTTGCAATGCCCTGTAGAGCCTTCAAGTCCATTGTATTATAAAGAAGATTGTGAATGTCCTTGCAATTGTTATACTGTAATAGCAAACTCTAAAGATTGTTATTATGTGGATTGTGATGGTAATTTTCAAACAACAGGTCCTTTAACTGGAACATTGAAAGAAATACCATGTGCATCTACAACACCATGGATTGAAGGTATTGTACCTAACTCAAAATTTGAAATAATTAATATTGGACCATGTATAAATGGAGAATGTCCAACACCATGTTATAAATTAGTAGATTGTGAAGGAATAAAAGATCCTATATATACAACAAAACCTTCACTAGGTCAATATGCAATAATTGGTCAAATAGTTAAAATTCAAGGTTATGACACATGCTGGATAGTTGCAGATACAGAAGAATGTGAATGTGCAATAGATGTTGTTGTAACTTTCACATACAATGATTGTGAAACTTGTAAAAATCCAAGTAAATATAAACTTACTAACTGTGATGACTCAGGAACAATTGTATATACAAGTTCTGATTTAAGTCCTTTTGTTGGACAAGTAATAAGAAGAGGGGAATGTCCAGGTTGTTGGTTAGTAGAAGAAATAGAATATATTCCATCTGATGTTGTAGTAACTGTATCTGCAGCATTTATAGATTGTGAAGAGTGTGGTAGAGAATATTATAAACTTACAGATTGTACAGGATATAAAGACCCAATATACACTTACACTGATCTTACACAATATATAGGATCTGTAATTAAAATTAAATATTGTCCAGAAACATGTTGGCTAGTTGAAACATCTCAAACTCCAACAAATTCTGGCATTGTAATTCCAGAAACAGAGTTTGAAGACTGTGAAGAATGTTTACTTACATTTCCATGTATTTGCACAACAGTAAGAAATGATAGCTCTACAGAAAAAGAATATTCATATTATGACTGTAGATTAGATATACAAGAATTTGTTTTATTACCTGGTGAGAAATCTGAAAAATTCTGTATAAGAGTTTGGAAAGAATATTATCCACAAACAGATTATATAGAAACATACGGTGACTGTACACAAGAAACAATACAAAGTCCATGGTTATGTCCACCACCTGTATACAAAAGAAGAAGTGTACAACCTGGATATAATACACCTGTTTGCTCAATTGAAAAATATGAGAAGATAACTTGTAAAGCATCTGAAGCATATTATAAACAAGTTCTACAATTAAGATATGGTATATCAAATTGTTGTCCTGAAGAAGACTTAAAGTGGACCATTAAAAAGGAATTAATAGATCTTGATGCTTTAAGAGACCCAGATTATGTATGCACTGAAGTAAATTCTTGTTGTCCTACATCTTCTTGTTCAGGAACATGTAACTGTAGTCCTACAATAACTACTTGTAATTCTTAATAATAATTAGTATATTATAAATATGAAACCTTTAAATTTAGATAATAGTCCATGTAGTCCAATATCAAGTAATTGTGTGATTTGGCAAGGACCAAATATTCCTTGTATAAAACTTTGTACAGGAGATACAGTATCTGATGTAATTCATAAACTTGCTACAGAATTATGTAACATCATGGATTTATTAGATGTTAATGGTTATGACTTATCTTGTTTTGATTTAGCAAGTTGTAAACCACAGAATATCCAAGAATTAATTCAATTTTTAATTGAAAGAATTTGTGCACTTGAGAGCACACCTACATCTACAATAACAACAAGTCCTTCTGGAGAAACATTAGTTACAGTTGCACCATGTTTTGTAGTTGGAGATATAACGGTTATGACTGTTGCGGAATATGCACAGGTAATAGGAGAAAAAATTTGTAATCTTATTGATCAGATTGCTATTATAAATAATCAAATTAATAATCTTGACATAAGAGTTACAAATCTTGAGAATGCTGTTATACCAACATTTACATTACCAACCTTTGTAATTAACTGCCCAATTAATACATTAATCTCAGGTAATCCATATAGAATTGATATAGTATTAGAAGAGTTTATTAATGATGTTTGGTGTAGTTTTTATGCAGCTACAGGATCAACAGCAAGTTTATTAAGTGCAGTTGCATCTCAATGTATAATAGGAACTGACTTTACAAAAGTAAATCCTGCTGCTACTTATGCGGTACAATATCCTGCATTCATACAACCAGCATCAACTATAGCAGATGTAATAAATAATATATGGATTGTACTATGTGATATTTATAATGGTACAACAGTTACAGTTGTAGGAGATACAACAAACACAATTGAGACAACAGTTACTGGTGGACCAGCATATACAGTATCTGCAAAAATTCTAGATTCAGGATGGGTAGACTTAAATGGTTTTGGGTTCTACTCTGGAACAGAAACATTAACTCTTAAACCACAAGCAAGAAGAATTGGAAATACTGTTTATTTTAGAGGGCTTATTACTATTCCAATTGATGATGGAACAGGTGTACCTTTAACTTGGCAGTTACAAAATTCTCCAGCAGTTGATACATATTATTTATCTACAACAGTTACTCCTGCATCAATAGGAGCTAATTCTGTTACAGCATCTTCTGCTGGAACAATAACATTTAATCAATCTAATTCAGTTATACCAACAAGTATAATGTCTGTTGGTGAAACATTTGATAATAATTATTCAACAAGTTTTATTGTTGGTACAAGACCTGTACAAATAGATGGTGCACCTGTAACAAGCACAATTCTTTCTGGATTATTTAGTATATCAATTTCTACTAGTAAACTATTATCAGTTAATCTACCTAAGAATGCAGAACAGAATGCTTTTTCAGGAACTGCAGCATTTAATACATCACATTTAAATTATGTTGTTTCACATGTAACTTCTGGAGATTATGTTCCTAAGTTTGATAATGCAAATACTAATGTTAATAGTAATCCTCTTTCAGGTACAATTGGTCTAGATTTAGAATATGATAATAATCTAACATATCCATTTACATGTAATGCAAATAGTGAAACTTCTGTTGGTGGTTTTAGAATTCCATTAGATGGTCTTGTTGCACATATCAGTCCTTGTACTACTAATATAATAACTCCTGTTGTTTGTCCTTAATAAATTAAACTATGGCTACTAATACTTGTACAACTTGTGGATGTAAAAAGTGTGGATGTTCAGATTCAGCATTGACAACTCCACCACCATGCCCTACTCCTGAAGGTTGCCCTAATCCATTACCATGTTCAGAATACTTTGATGCAGAATGTGTTATATATAGTGGAGATCCTATAGAGTGTATAGATCAAATTGTTGTAAATACAAACACTAACCTTGCAGATGCATTAAATGATTTAATTGCATTCTTTTGTGAGTTTATAACTGAACCAGATCTTGGTTCTGTTGTAGAGGTGTGTAATACAAATGAGTATTTAACCATTACATCAGAAACTAATCCTGCTACTGGTGTTACTACATATACCATATGTTTTGATCCAACACAGCTTCCAGCTGTTGTTATTTCAGGTGGAACAGGAATTAATGTTACATCAGTTGTTGTTGGTAATACTACAACATACACTATTAATGCATCAGCTAAAGAATTCTTTTATGATGATAATGTAGAAAATGTAAATATACAAACGGTTCCAACACCAAGTGTTTATAGTTTTCCAAGTGTTGGATATTCAACTTTAACATATACTAATCCCAGTCTTGTTGCAAAAAATTATAAAGTTTGGGTATCATATGATACAGTAACACTACCTTCTGCTGTTAATAACTCTAATATCTCTAACTGGGTTGATGGCGCAATTATTAAAACTGTAGGTTTTATTGATACTGTAATGTATCAAAATTTATCAAGACCACTTTTATCTGGTTCATTGTTAGATGGTGCAAATGCAAATGATATAGTTAATAGGTCATCAATTGCTCCTGATCAAGTTTTAACAACAGCAGGAAATACTGTTGAGTTTAGATTTTTATCAGGGCAGTTAACTTTTAACTCTTCATTTTTCTATTATATCACATTAAACCCTGGAGAAACAGTAAGTTTAAAATTTAAAACTAAAGATATTACCTCACCTGGTTGGTTATTACAAGCTCAGATGATGGTAGAAGAAAGATAAAGTTGCAGTTTGTTGGTTTCTGTAACAACTGGTAAAACCCCTGCACTCGCGGGGGTTTTGCTTTTATACTTATATTTGTTAAAGTCATTTATTTTTAGTATATTAATTATTATAGTATGAAGGAGTTTAAAAGCCCAGATGTAAAAGCCCCAAGATATAGACCAGAGGTTTTTACAATTATGGATAAAGAGTTCTTTGAGAATTTTAAAAAAAAGCATCCTAAGTATAAAAACTTAGATAATAAAGATTTAAGAAAAATTATTAAATATTTTAATAAGTCTTTTTATCAGACAGTTATAGATACAAGAGATGGAGCTCAACTGCCTGAGCAGTTGGGTTGGATTTTTATTGGTACATGTCAATCTCCTAAAAAACAAAACGTAGACTTTGTTAAGTCAAAAAAATATGGAGTAACTGTTACTAATAAAAACTGGGAAACAGATGGTAAGCTTGCTAAAATATTTTTTACAAGTTATGCATTAAAACACAAAATGAAGAATAGAGAATTTTGGAGTTTTGTTGCTTGCAGAGATTTTAAAAGATCTGTATCTAAATCATATCCAGAAAACTGGAATATGTATTTAGTTGTAGAGCCTACAATTAGAATTAAACTAAATAATTCTATTAACTATTTGGTTAATAGAACTAAGCAACAGGATAAAGAAAAATTAAAATATTATAATGAATTTGAACTATGACAACCATAGGAGAAGCAGTATCAAGAGTTAGAAATACTCTAAAGGCAGTAAAAGAAGATCCATTTTTAACTGATAGAGTTATCTATAGCTCATTAATTAAATATGGTCAAACACTCTTAAAGAGAGAAGATAATCAATTTAAGTTGATGAAGATTAGTTCTATTTTTCAAGTACTTCCATATCTTGAGCTTATTGATGTAGATAAAGTAGAAGCAGGATGTTATGGTGTGTATTCTGGGTGTTATTTTAAAAGAACAAAAGAAAAACTACCAACTATACTTGAAGGAACATTTGGTCCAATTATACGTACAGTATCTTCAATAGATGGTACAATAGAAATGTTTAGAACAGATCCTGGTACTTGGGTTTCTATGACTAAAACAACAACATTTAAATATAACACAAGAAAATATTTCTGGTACCTAGATGGTTATCTTTACTCTCCAAATATAGATTGGGAAGCACTTAGAATGGAAGCTATATTTCAAGGAGTAACAGATCCTTGTGATGAGAAAGAACAATGTGAAATAGCTCAAAATAAACTATTAACAATTCCAGAATATTTGTTTTCTGAAGTTGAGCAATTTGTAATTAAAGAACTATCAATGTCACTATCTGTTCCTTCAGATGGTCCAGATGATGGTCAAAATACTCTTAGATAATGGACTTTAACTACACACTTAAGTATAGAACATTTGATCAATTGTTAGAAGATGTAACAGTTGACTTAAATACATTTGCTCTTGAAAACATGATAGAGCCACAGCAATTAATTAAGCTGGTTAAAAAAATTAATTATGATCTTGGTTTAAGAATTAATCAACAAAAAGAAGTTATACTTGATGTCTGTCATGGTAGAGTAAAATTGCCAGATGATTTTTATACATTTAATTTTGCATTTGTTTGTGGTAATTATACACAGCATATTGGATATGATTCATATGCTGCAGGTACTACTATAATGGAAGTACCATATCAAGAAACTCCTGCAACTGTAGATGTATGTGCTCCTGCAACTGTTAACTGTAGAACATGTAATTCTAATCCATGTAATAAAACTGCAGCTTGTGATCTTAATTTTCCCATAGTAGATCCAATACCTACAGAGTATGATCCTAATAATCCTTATGGAGATACATGTATAGCTCCAAGGGTATTCATGAACTGTAAAGGAGATAAATGGGAACTTGTTCAAATAATGAATAGCTCTGGTGCAACAAGAGTTTATACAGATCTATTACCATTAAGAATGAAAGCCAGTCAAGAAATAGAATGTGACTGTCCTAATCTTTATTATAATACTCCAAACCAAGGATGGATAAAAGGAGGATTTTTATTTACAACTTTTCAAACAGGAAAAGTATATTTAAATTATCAAGGTCAGATGGAAGATGATCAAGGTAATTTAATGGTGCCAGATCATGATCTTATAAATGAGTATTATGAGTATGCATTAAAAGCAAGGATCTTTGAAAACTTATTTTTAAATGGAGAAGATGTTTCACAAAGAATTTCTTTAATTGAACAAAGACTTAGAACAGCAAGAAATAATGCATTAAGTGTTGTAAATACACCTAACTTCAAAGAGTTAGAACAAATGTGGTGGACAAACAGAAAAGCTATGTATGGTAAATACTACTATATGTTTGAAAGCTATTCTCCCAATGCAGCATATTATAGAAATAGAACTGGAAATAGAATAATATAATGGCTAAAGGTATTCAAAATACGGTACAAAGTATAACAAATAGTTTTTCAAAAGGTCTTAATAAAGATACTGACCCTTCATTTGTACAATCTGGATTATGGGTTCATGCAAGAAACATGGTAAATAATACAGATGAAGGTAGCTTAGGAACATTATCTAATGAAGATTCTAATTATCTCTGCGGCACAAGTGGAGAAACAATGATAGGTGATAAAAAAATAATAGGCTTAGTACATCTTTATTCAGATAAATGGATTGTTTTTACTGTTGCTTATGTAAACTATAAATCTACTAATTCTGAAATAGGTTTATATGAAGAAGACTATTGTAGATATAGACCTATTGTATCATCTCCTTGTTTAAACTTTGAAGAAACTAGTCTTATAACTGGAGCTTCAAAACAAAATGCAGATTGTTCATGGGAAGTATATTGGGCTGATGGATTAAATGTTGATAGATACATGAACATTGGTGATCCTAAAACTTGGCCAGATCCTAATTATGTTTGGGGTGGTTCTGATTCAACAACTGCAGGATTTAATTATAATTACTATTTAGATGCAAATGGTGTAAAGTATCTTTGGCCTATTACAGCATGGGAACAAAAACCTTCATTAGGACCATGTATTATCTATAATGATACTAATCAACTTGACTGTGATAAAATAAGATTAGCATCACTTGTAAAAACACCTTGTGTAGAATTATCTATTGCTCCAGGAACAGGAACTCTTGAAAATGGAACTTACTTTGCTGTAATTGCTTATACAATTAATACACAAAAAGTAACTAACTATTTTTCACCAAGTAATCTTCAACCTGTATATACACAAAATGATTTATCTCATGGATCATTACTTTTAAAACTAGATTTAGATACTGAAAATTTTAGCCAATTTGAATTAGTAATAGTAAGATCAATAAATGAAAATGTACAAGCAAAGCAAGTAGGATATTATTCTACATCATTAACAACAATACAATTAGATGACATTGCACAAACTCTTGTTACAGTTCCTCTTTCATATTTAAATATTTTAAATCCAGTATATGAAAAGTCAGATCAAATTGCAAATATTGGACAGTATCTACTTAGAATTGCACCAACATCAAAATTTGATTTTAACTATCAACCACTAGCTAACTTAATTAGTACTAAATGGGTATCAGTTGAATATCCTGAAGATTATTATATTACTGGCGGATCTAAAGTAGGATATCTTAGAGATGAGGTATATGCTTTCTTCATTAGATGGGTATACAATACTGGAGATAAATCTGCATCTTATCATATTCCTGGAAGAGCAAAAGAGATTTATCCAACTCCTAACCCAGACAATGTACCTGCTAATACTTTAGATACTGATACTTACTTTGATAAAAATAGTTTTGTTGATAATAAAAGATTATTTGAAACTGTAAATACAGCTTGGCAAACAGATACATTTGCTCCAAACTATCCAATACTTCCTGATGGTGGTGTTGTTTTAGCTAAAGGTATAATGGGTTATTGGGAATCAACAGAAAAATATCCTAATCAACCTGATGTATGGAACTCAAGTGCACATTGCTGGACAGACTCAACAGATGTTAGATATGATCTTTGTGGAGAACCAATAAGACATCATAAATTTCCTGATAATGGTTTAACTCCTGAAACATATCACTTTAGAGTAGAGAATGCTAATGCATCTGATGGTAAAAAGTTTATTAGAATAATGGGTGTAGAGTTTGACAACATTATTTATCCAAAAGATAATGATGGCAATGATATACCTGGTATTGTAGGTTATGAAATATTAAGAGGATCAAGAGAAGGTAATTTAAGCATAGTTGCTAAAGGTATGATTAATAACTTTAGAACTTATCCAATACAAGGAAAATCAAAAGGTAATAGAACTGGATTATATGCAAACTATCCTTTTAACTGTTCAATACCATTGAATAATAGTGCAAACATTGGAGATCATGATTATTACTATAATGATCCTTTTATAAAAACAGTTGACATAGATTCAACAACAGGACAAGAAACTTTTATAAATCAAAGTATACCATATAACTTACTAACATTTACATCTCCAGATACAAGCTTTAGGAATCCATTTATTAATCAAACTGAATTAAAAGTATATGGAAGTTTGCAAGGTAATTCTGTACATTCATTTGTAATTCCTAATAAGCATCCTGAAAATAAATTAATGTCAAATGACGCTGTTACTGCAGCAGTATTTGTTGGTTTAGGTAATGCTCTTTTAAATCTTCTTGGTAAAGAACAAATAAGTACTCCAGCTGTTGCTGACTTTCAAGTTCCATATCAGAAATATGATAACTGGACATGGACTCCTGCTGCTGGTGGTAACTATCCTGCAATACCACCATCTCCACCCCCACCTGCTCCACAACTTGATCAACCAAATCTTGCTCCAAATGCTGTAACTGCAGCTAATACATGTTATAATAATTATATATCAGATTTAAATAATTATAATACTCTTGGTGGACAATTAGGTGCAGCCTTTGTGGGTGGTGTAGCAAACCCAAGTTTGCAAGATATATTTGATAAAGCTGCAGCCTGTTATCAACAGGCTGGACTCTATACTCCACAAACATTAATAACTGAAAATAATACGTCAACTGTACTTAATGGAATTCCTGGGGTAATTGGAACATACTTAGTTCAAATCCCTTATTATTTTACTGAAGGTTTTAATGCTACTCTAAGAATAATTCAGGCACTTCTTCCATTTAGACAATATGCATTACAATCCCTTGCTCATGGTTTTTATGCTAGATTTGTTACACCAAACAATAACTTTTTAAAAAGATATAAAATTGAAAATGGTTTTTACTTAACAGATAGAAATCAAGAAGTTCCAGATTTTTTAAATGGTGCTGGTGTTTTTCAAAGATATACAATAAACAATTTAAATAGAACTAAGACAGTTTTTTTAAGAACTTCTGCTCCAAATTCTATATTTACTTTACCTTCATTAGCACCAACAATGGGACCAGAGTTAGTTGGTACATATATTGGTTCAGTTCAACAAATTGGTTTTCAAGAAGATAACTCATTAATTAATCTTGGTAAAGCAGAAGATGCTGGTTTAGGATTATCATTTGATAATGAAACTAGATTTAATCAATTTCTTGGAAATATTGCTAGTCATTATGTAGGATTAAAATATAATGTTCAAAATCAATATGGGCAAATAGAAAGTATTAAACAAGTTGTTTCTACAACTTGTGAATATAGATTTAATGCCAATAATATTATTGGTCCATTAAATCCAGATGGAGATGTATATGAAGTTGTAACAGCTGCAACATGTCCAATTGGTCAAGTAATACAGAAAAAATTAAGACCAACAAGTATAATTTTTGGTGGTGATACTTATATTAATAGGTTTACAGAAAAGAATACAATGCTTTTCTTTTACAATTGGTTATATAATTTACCAGATGGAACTATATGGAATTATGCATTGTACAATAACATTCCAACTGCAAGATATTGGATGAATACTGCACCATATTCAAAAGATGAAAATCCTTTTTCAAGCTTATCACTTGCACAAATAATAAATGGATTTTCTAATGTTTTAACTTCTGGTAATTTTGGAACTGGTATATTACCTAAAGGATATTATAATTTAGATAATAAAAATTATTTTAGACCTACAGATGCTGAAGGAATTTATGAAGGATTTTTTGGTATAAATAATGCATTCTTTTATTTAGCAAATTCAGGAGTAAGAGATTTCTTTGTAGAAAGTAATGTTCTTGTAGACTTTAGATCACAGGGAACATTCCAAGCACAACAACCATATATACCATACCAATATACAGATCTAAGAGAGTTATTTGATATGGATCCTGAAATAATTACTAAAGGGAACTTTTATAATTATGATTACTCATTAAGTGTTACTAAATTTTTTACACAGTATTTATCTGCAGGAACTGTACAAGGATTAAATTATGATCCTAATGTTGCAAGTCTTTGTTATACTTATTATCCAAATAGGTCTTTATATTCACTTTATCAAGATGATCAATCCTTTGATAATAACTGGCTAATTTATCTACCTCTAAACTTTGTACAGTTTAAAGATAAAATTACTACAGTAAAAGGTGTGGGTATGACTGGTATGATATTTACATTTCCAACAAGAGGTCCATTGTTCTATCAAGGTATAGATCAATTAGAAACACTCTCAGGAAAAAAAGTAACTATAGGTGATGGTGGATTATTTTCAACACCACCTCAGTCATCAACAAATGCTGATAGACCATTTGAGTATGGCTCATCACAGAATATAAGATCAGTTCTTTATTCACCTGCAGGTTTATACTATGCATCTATGAATCAAGGAAAAGTATTTGCATATGGTGAAGGTTTAAAAGAAATTTCTCAGAATGGTTTAAAGTGGTGGATGAATTTATTTTTACCTTATAAACTAACAGAAGATTTTCCAGATTTTCCACATACTGATAATCCTGTAGTAGGAATTGGTGTACAGACAATGTATGACAATAAAGATTCAATATTATATATTAGTAAAAAAGACTATAAATTAAAAAATAATATTGGTAAGGTTGTATATGATAAAGGTAAAAATAGATTTAACTATTCTGGGGCATTATATAAATTAGGAGATCCTCTTTTATTTGAAGATGCATCATGGACTGTAAGCTATGACCCAAAGGCTGAAATATTTATAAGCTTTCATGATTGGCATCCAGATTTAGCATTCTCTGCAAATACAAGAATATTTACAACTAAGGATAATACAATATGGAAACATAATGATTCTTGTTCAGATTTTTGTAATTTTTATGGAAAGCAATATCCTTTTGAAATTGAATACCCAATAATTACCGGTCAGTCTCCAACAGTTGTTAAATCAATTGAATATATTTTAGAGGCTTATAAATATTCTAACTTTAATTGTGTTGATCAGTTTCATGTGCTTGACGCAAACTTTAATCAAGCTGTAGTATATAACACAGAGCAAGTATCTGGATATTTAAATTTAAATATTTTTCCTAAAAATAACATTACTCTATCTTTACAATATCCAAAATTAAATCAAGCTAACTTATCTTCATTTGATGTATTGTTTTCAAAAGAAGAAAACAAATATAGATTTAATCAATTCTGGGATATTACAAAAGATAGGGGTGAATTTCCAATAGGTTCTAATTATCCTCCAACAGGTCCATTAGTTCCGGGAACTACTGTACTTCAAGGAAATTATTCTGATCAATTTATTTGGAATACACAATCTAATGGTTATATTAAAAACTTGAATCAAAATAATTTAAATTATGCTAAACCTCAATTACAGAGAAAAAAGTTTAGACATTATTTAAATTACTTATTTCTTTCTAAACTTGCTACACAAGATGAAAGAAGTATAAATTATATTTTGAAAATAGTAAATAGTAAGAATCAAGCATCATTAAGATAATGAAAAAATCATTTAAGAAATATGAAAAAGCTGGTTTACCCGGTGGTCCAAATGAGTTAAAAAGATTTACTCAGGGATTTATTATTTCACAAAGAGGACAATGGGATTATCCAGGTCTTCCTACTGCAGTGCCTACACCTACTGGAAAGATAACCATGAAAGGAGTAGAAGATGATTTACTAGGTATAGATAATCTAGGTAATGCACAATACATGACTCCAGGTAATAACTATCAGTTTGAAGGAGACATGGTGTATGAAATACCTATGGGTAAAAAAGGTGGGATTAAAAAACCATCTAAAAAATATTCAAAAAGCTTAATGTCTAGAAACATATTATTTACAAAAAATCCATTACTTAAAAAACCAAAGTCTGTTAAGAATAAAATTTTTGATCCAAACTCACCATACTTTCAACCAGGAGGAGAAATTGAATATAATCAATTACCAAATAATTATAAAGACGCTTTAAAAAACTTTGTATATCCAGAAGTAATTGATTTACCTGAAGAAACAGATACTGAAAGATATGGTTATGATGCAGCATTAGGAGTTATAAAACAAAATCCAAATGACCCTATTGCAAATATGAATAATCCTTGGTGGAGAGAACATGAATTATTTCATCACTTACAAAATCAAGCTGGAGCAATGAGTACATATGGGGCAGTAGGTCAAAGACCTAATCCATATGTTGCATCAGATGAAGCAATAGGTTCTTACTATGATAGAAGAGGTGCAGAGTTTGATATAGAACTAAATAAAATTTTTGAACAAAATCCAAACATATCTGAAGAAGAAGCTTATGCACAGGCTGAAGAAAATTTATATAGAAATCCTACAAGTGTAGAGGGTGAAGCAAGAGATTATGAGGGGTATGTAGAAGCAGGTAATCCGTCTATTTTTTCAAAGAAACAATTTGGTGGAGTACTTTCCCCTAAAGATTTAGATCCAGATACTTTAAAAAAATATTTATCTGATTTAAGATCATTAGAAAACTCTATTAAAAAAGGTTATAGAAATAATAAGTGGTATCCTCATTCTAGTATAGAAGGTGGAGCTAATACTATAGCTTATGGTCACAAGTTACAACCAGGAGAATCATTTAGTTCAGGTTTAACTGAACAGGAAGCTAGAGATTTACAGAAAAAAGATGTTTTAGCACATCAAACTAAAGCAGAAAAATTTGTAGATGATAAATATGGTAAAGGTACTTATGATAAATTACCTCAAAATAGTCAAATGCTTCTTACAGATTATGCATATAATCTAGGAACTTTAAATAAGTTTCCAAGTTTTGTAGAGGGTGTTGTAAAAGGAGATAAAGATAAAATGCTCAAAGAGTATGAAAGAAGAGGTTTGTCTGAAAGAAATAAGTGGACTAAAAATGTAATAAATACTACTGATTTTTCTAAAAAATCAAATGATAATTCTCAATACCTTTATGACATTAGTGTTTTGCTTAACAATTTACTTAGTGGATGGTTTAATAAACAAGATGGTGGAGAGCTACAGAAAGCAAGCTATGGACATTCTATAGGCAATCTTATAAGAAAACAAGATGGTGGATTTATATTAGAACTTGATGATAATGAAATAGAAGAATACATAAAAGGTGGTTATATAGTAGAAGATATTTCTATACCTTCATTAACTAGAATGGATAAAGGTGGAGATCCTAATACATGTCCACCTGATCACTATTGGAATGGTGAAGCATGTGTACCAACAGGAAGAACATTTACCCCTATTGATCCTAATTATGTTGCTCAGCATCCTGATGAAGCAAGGTTTATTCAAAATGAAGCTGAAGTTACTGTTTCAAGACCAGCCTCTGATATTGCTAAATTTAGAGATGAGTGGAAAAGAAATAATCCAAGAGATCAATGGTTGGATGAAAAGAAAAGATATTATTTAGATGTTTTATCTAATCCAGGACTGAATAAATTGGCTGGAGTTAATATGTCATACTTTCCATCAAATGTTCGTCAAAATTATTTAGATGAATATGAGTACTTAGCAAATACTTATGCCATAGACAAAATAGGTGATAAAAGAGGATTTAATCCAAAGAGACGTGGAGAGTGGGTAGATGAACTTACACCTGGAGAAAGAGCTGCTTTAGCAGAATCCAAATATAGTTCTAAATTACAACCAAGTTATTGGTCTAGAGCTTTAGCAGGTACTCAAGAACTTGGAAACTTTTTGATAAAACAATTACCCGGAGAACAAGGTGATGTATTAAAGTTTAATATTCCAGGTCTTACAAAAAAAGAACAAAAGGAAATTGCAGAATCAAATTTTGGAGCTCTTGAGATGATTACACCATTAGATATTCCTGGAGCAGTAATTACTAATTATATAAAAAACAGAGGGTTATCAACAGGATCAGAGTATAAAGAATTACCCGGTGTTGTTTCAGGTGAAAAAATGGCAAATGTTTCTGACTTAGAAGCAACATTATTAAATCCACTAACATATGCAGGACTAGAAGGAATTCCTGAATTAGGAATAAACTTGACAAAAGGTATTGTTAAAGGTGTTTCTGCAGCACCAGAAGCTATTTCAACTTTAGGTAAGTTTATTACTACAGAAACTCCTTTAAAAAATACATATAAATATAACCCTTGGGCATTTAAACCTAATCCTGAAGCCGCTTATAGAATGATTGGAGATGAAGCTGGTTTAAAGGATGCTTTAGAAAGTGGATATTTTAGACCAAGTTCTCAAGGTAGTGATATTAAAATAATACATCCTGAAACTTATTATACAATGGGTGTTCCATCTGATACTAGAAAGTATTTTGGTCATGTTTGGGATAGAGGGTATCCAGGTCCTTATATGACAGAAGTTTCTAATGCGGCAAAAGATTCAAGATTTACTCCGTTAAATACTTATTTTGGATCTGGCAAAGATTTGGGTGATATTGTCTATACAAATCCAGAAAAATTTATTCCAATAAATGAAGCTACTATTTATAAACAACACTGGTTAAAGGGATATAAAAAAATAGATGTTCCTAAACAACTACCAGGTTCTCCTAATTCTAAATTTCAATCAGAAATAGATTGGGCTAAATGGAATAAAGAAATACCAGAAAATAAAACTTTGCTGCAAGAGTATAATGCTATTGATTATAAAAAAAACCCTCTTTCAGATAAAGAAAAAGAAATGTATCAATGGTTTGATGAACAAATGAGATTTGATAAATTACCACAAACTACAAATAAACAAAGTATTGAGGTTCTTGATAATTTTAAACAAAGAATAAGAACTCCAGAGGGTCAAAAAAGATTAAAAGAGTTAGGTATTACAGAAGAACAGCTTTTACAAGATTTAAAAATTGTAGAAGACCCTAACACTTATGGTTATTATAGGGGTGCAAAAAATACAATTGCAATGAATCCTAACCATCCACTTCCTAAAAAAGTAGTAAGACATGAAATAGAACATGGTGTTCAAAACGCTTTAAGACAATCAAAAATAAATAAAGTGATTGATGGGACACCTGCTGAAAAATTAAAAGCATTAGAATCAACTACTACAGAAATAGATGATATATTGTCAGGATTAACTTTAAGAAGAGAAGGAACTCCTGATAAAAAATGGATAGGAAAAGCAGTTTCTGATAAACCTGTCCAAATAGATGAGTATAAAGCTTTAATAAATAATAAGCAAAATGCAACTGATTATTTTTTAACTGGGTCAGATGGAGCAGAAAAATCTGCATTTTTAGGAGAAGTCCAGCAATACATGATGGATACAGGTAAAATTCCTAAAGATTCTTATGTTCAAATTACTCCTGAAATGGTAAAAGAAACTATGATAGATGCAATGTTTGATGAAGCTGGAGGAGGAAAATATTTAAGATTGTTTAATATAATTAAAGCAGACCCTAAAAATTACGAGCTAATTTCAAAAGGATTAAATAAAATGTTAACTGTATCTCCTTTAATAGGAGCTGGAGCTTATATGCAAAACAAAGAGTATAAAAATGGGGGAGTAATAGGTAATAACGGAATGTTTGATATGACTAATCCTAATATATATAAATCCATGTTACCATATATTATACCAACAGGACTTGGAGTAGGAGCTGCTGCATATGGTGCTAATGATGGAGCAAACTATAAATCTGGTGGTTTAATTGAAAAAAAATCTTCATTGCTTAAAGCAGATGATGGAATAGAGATTTCAGATAATTCTCTTTTTAATGATAAGCTGCAAGAAATAGCAGATGAGCTAGGTGTTACTGTAGATGATTTAGTTGGTATAATGCAACATGAATCAAGATTAAACCCTTCAGCAGTTAATCCTTATACTGGTGCTGTAGGATTGATTCAGTTTATGCCAAACACAGCTAAAGGTTTAGGAACTAGTATAGATGCATTAAAACAAATGTCTGCCATTGATCAGTTAGACTATGTAAAAAAGTTTTATAAACCAATAGCAGGTAAAGCAAAAGACATAGGAGATTTATATATGTATACTTTTTTACCAGCTGCTGTTGGTAAACCAGATGACTTTGTAATAGGTGTTAAAGATAGTGACTCAAAAGTTTTTGGAATTAATCAGGATGCTCTTTATAAACAAAATGCAGTTTTTGATTCAGAAAAAAAAGGTTACTATACTGTAGGAGATGTAAAAAAAAGAATATCAAATTTTACTGGTAAATCTTTAACTGCTCCAAACAGAAAAAAGACTATAAAAAGAATCCCTGGAAAAGTTGAAGATACAGTAAAAGTTATAAAAAGAAAACACTATGTTGATTCTGATAAAAAAGAAGAAACAATACCAGTAGATCCTAGAATAGAACAACTTGCTGCATTTAGTAAAATTATGGCTCCAACGTCTGAAAATATTTTTCAGTTGTACAATCAAGGAATGTCATCACAAATGAAATATGGTGGCTTAACTAAAATGGATAAAGGTGGTGGTATTCAAGGTATAGAAGGTCTCAAAGAAGATTTTGCAGATAGATTATCTCAATTTATTAATGATGCAAAATCTCAAGGGATTAATTTAAAAATAGGTTCTGGATATAGATCATATGAAAAACAAAAACAATTGTGGGAAGATGCCCTTAAAAAATATGGTTCTGCTGAAGTAGCAAGAAAATGGGTTGCTCCTCCTGGAAGTTCATACCATAATAAAGGATTAGCTGTTGATCTACATGATGAAAATAGTAGAGCATTAGGTAAAGAAGAAAATCAAGAAGCAACAGCATGGGCACATGCTAATGCTAAAAAGTATGGTTTACATTTTAGAATGGGTAATGAGCCCTGGCATATAGAGCCAATAGAATTTACAGGTGAGGATGATGAACATACAGATGAAAATGATATTACTGGTGATATACTAATACCAGATTTACAAACAGAATCTAAAGTAGAATATGATGATGACTATAGTGATTGGTCCCCTAATAAAAAAGAAGTTGTAACATCAGATCCAAGACTTCAACAATTAGAAGCATTCTCTAAAATAATATCTCCAAGTAGTCAAAATATAAATATGATGTTTCAAGATGCAATTAAAGGTAATATGAAGAAGGGTGGTTTTATTTTAGAAGTAGATGATAGAGATATTCAAAAATATTTAGATGGTGGGTATATTGTAGAAGAAATAGATTAAACTTATAAGATTTATAGGATAAATTTATTTTTAGTATATTTATTAATATATAGTGTACTATGGCAAAGAAAAAAGTAAGAATTTATAAATCTCCAACAGGTGAGGGTGGATATATAAATAAAACTGCAAAGTTTATTCAAAAAGCACAAATGGGTATGCAGTCAGGTATGACTCCAGTAACTGCAGGTATAATGCAACAAATGCAAGGTGCTTCTCAAAATAAATCTTCACAAGGATCTTCAGAAGATTTTCAAAACCAAATTATTCAAGTTATAGTAACTTTAGCTCAACAAGGAAGTGATGAAAATACAATTACTGACTATATACTAACAAATGCTTATGGTATAAAGCCAAACTCAAGAGAGTATAAAGAAGCTCAGCCTCAAATATTAGAGTTTGTAACTAACATTACATCTAAAATATCTGAATCAAACGAACAACCACAAGAAGAAGTTGTAGAGGAAGAAATAATGATACCACAAACTTCTGAGACTTCAATGCCAGAAGAAACTGAGCAAGGTATATCAGAAGAAGATTTAATGAATCAAATTTTATATTCTGATGAAGAAGATGATGACTACTCATATAATCAAGAAGAAGATGAGTCAGAAGAAATGAGATATGGTGGAATACCAAATAAAAGAAACTATGTAAAAAAAATATTTAATCAGTTAAAAAAAGCACAAGAAGGAGATGAAGTTACTGAAGCTAATACAGCAACAGTAAAAGGAACTGAGACTAATCCTACTGAAAATGCTGGAATTAAAAATGAGTTTATTGCTGGCGTTAAAGATCAATCAAGAAATCATTTTCTTAAAAAACAAGCAGAACAAATATACAATCAAAGATTTGGTGGAAGAAGAACAAGAAGAGCTAATAGACAAATTTTTGGAACTCCTTATACACCTGCAAATGTAACTTCAGCAAATTATAATTTTGGTCCTTTAGGTGGTCTAAGGTCTGCAGACATTCAGTTTAATCCATTTGTGTCTGCAAGTAATATATTTGGAGGAAGTTATGGAAACTTTGGTGGTGGCTTTACAAAAAAAATAGTTACTCCAGGTAGATTAGTTGTTGAAGAAATTAGTAGCAATGTAAACAATGAATCTATAAAAGAAGTAGCTAATGCAACTCAATCTAGTGCTGCAAGTAATTCTGTAAAGAAATCTACTCCAAAAAGTAATACTGAAGAATTTACATATTCACCAGACTTAAAAGAACATCAAGATGCATGGGAAAGAGCTTTAGATTTATTTCCAAAAAAGAAAGAACTAGAAACTCGTGATGGTATAAATCCTCATCCTCAAAAAAATGAATATGACTATGAGGATGCATCTAAAATACCTCAAGAAGATATAGATAAAGAAAATAAAAAAAGACAAGAAGAAGAACAAAAAAGAATGCCAAAAGATATTCATTTACATGTTCGAGGAGGAAGATACACTATACCAAAAAGTTTAATAGAAATGGCTCAAAGCAGCAACATAAATGAAAGTAATGCTGCAATAGAAAAGATTAGAAAAATTTATAAGGCAGCATTAAAGGACAAAAGAAGTACTCAATCTGTAAAGGATGTAATTTTTAAATCTTGGAGAGAGAATGCAGCAAAATATTTAAAAGGTAATCAAAAATTAGCTGTACAATATGGAGGATTAATTATGAATCCTCAAATGAATGAATATGGAAATCTTCAAAAATTTATTTATGGTGGTGGAGATTATATAGATCAAGCTGACTTAGATTATACAGATTCTAAAGATGTAACAGATGCATATTTTATGCATGGAGGGTTACACAAAGCTGTTGAAGGTGAAGAATTTAATATTGGTTCAGATAAATTTAAAGTAACAGGTAATATTCAAAGTAATCCTACTAATCAATATCAAAGCCCTGCTTTTCAAAGATATAATCCAAATTTATCGGAGAGAGGAAATAGAGCTGCCTTTGATTATTTAAAATCATCTGGAACTTTAGATCAGAATGCTAAATATGATAATTCAAAAATTTATGCAACAGGTCAATACCAAGGAGGATTTAGACCAGGAGATTTTTTTACTGCTGATCTAAATACTAAAACTTTTAATCCAGCTGGTATGGGACAACCTGTATGGGGTTATCCACAATATGGTCAAAGAGGTTACTTTGGTGGAAGAGGAAGATACCAACCATATTTTAATATGTACTCACCTTTTACAAGAGGACCAAGAACATTTAGTCCTGTTGGAGATCCTGCAGAATATGCCGCAACAGCAGCTGCTATAACTAAATCAGGATTACTACCTACTGGAGTAAAATTCTCTAAAGAAAGAAAACAAGATGGTAATTGGTTTGAAAGAAATCTTGGTTTTAATAAAGATCGCATTTGGACTTTAAACTATGGATCACCAGAACAAATAGCTACAGGATCAACAGGTACTAGTGGAGCATCATCTAATGTTTCTCAACAAACTGGAGCTACTGAACAACGTAGAGGAAATAAATATAAAGGTATGGGTCTGGCAGGTTTAAGACTTAATGCTAATGATCTAATACAAAGAATAAAATATGGAAAACCTTTAGAAGATGATGAACCATATACACAACAATCAACTACTCCAGCATCAAATCTTAAAGTAGAAAATCCTTATACACCTGTTTCAAGTATGACCCGTTCTCAAGGTGCTGATCTAGTTACTGGTACACCTGGAACACCTGTAAACATAGCTTCTACAAGTGCATTAAATACAACTCCAGGTGCTGGACCTTCTATGCCTACAGTAGGAGCATCTACAAGCACATCTGCAATTCAAGCACAACAAAGACCTGCTGCAGCAAACAATATTACACCACAAAGAACTGCAGATATTTATAATAATCCTACTACAGCAACAAAAGGAAATCTTACTGTAATTAATGCTGCAGGAGAGCCTATTAATATAGATTCTCCTGAATATTATGATGAGGAAGAAATGGTTACTCCACAGCAAAATACTCCAGCTGTAAATAATCAACCTGCATCAGTTCCACAAACTGAAGAACCACAATCAGATCAAGAAACTCCTGAAACTGAAGAAGAACAAATTATTGAACAATCACCAGTTAACTCACAAACATCTGTTTCACAAGAAGGTCCTGTTAATGAAAAAACTTTTGAAAGTCCTGTTACTAATGCTAACATGCAGCCAGTACAAAATTACTTTCAACAACCAAACTCTGATTTACAAAGATTTACAGATAGTCAATTTACTTCAGGTTCTGGTGTTTCAAATTATGGTTCATTTAATCAAGGAGATGTTTTCATGCAACAACCAGGTAGCAATCCTGTAGCTGATGAAGACTTTTATAATTCAGATTTCTCTCCTAATCCATATGATAGAAGCATGATGCCATTTAATCCAGATTATGAACAACCTACAGAATATAAATTTGGTGTAGATCCATTAACTGGTAGTTCTTCAAGTGACATAGCAATTAATAATCCAAATTCTATTTTAAATACAATGGAAGGAAGAGATTGGTTTGCTCAACAAACACCTGAAGTTCAAAGAGAAGTTATTAAAAATCAAACAGGAACAAGAACAAGAACAGGAACAGGAGCAAGAAGAAATCAACAACCAACAAATAACTTTGCACCAAGATATAATCCTGCTTCAGAAAAATTTGATCCCGTAGTTGCATACTATTATCATGATATATATAATTTAAAGAATAGATTTAATCCAAAAATTGATTATTCAAAAAATTATTCAGAAGCTGAGTCAAGAAAACTTTATGATGACGCTTTAAATAGTCTTTATGATGATAGAAATAGACAACTAGCAAAAGCTTTAGGTAAAAATTTTGTACAAAGGATAATGAGTATGACTGATAAAGAAAGAAGAATTTTTGAAAATATATCGGATACATATGGAAAAAAAGCAAGAGAAATAGAAAGGAAAAATATTTTTAATGCTGGCCGTGCTAATGGTGGTCTTGTAAGAGCTGATAATGGAATAAATTTTTCTTCAGTATCATATCCTGCAAATAGTATAGTAAAACCAGGTGGTATTGGTCAAGGTAAAGTAGGTCCTTGTACAGAAGATGAAGTAAAAGATCCTAATAGTCCATGTTATGATCCAATGTATGCAGGTCAAGGTCCGCGTACAATGGAACAACTACCAACACAAGCTCAATTAAAATTAAAAGAAAATAAATCTGGTACCATTAACTATGATAATATTTCAAGAGCTATGGTAGATGGTATGAATTTATTAGCAGATACTAAAGATTACTATGATGAAAGAAGAACTAAGTATATTCCAGGAATGACAGAGTTTTCAAGAGGTGAAAGACAAAAAGCTTATGAAGGATATAATCCTGGAGGATATGATCCTAGAACAGGTAGAGATGTATATCAACAAGGTTTTGAAGGTGTAATAGGTAAAAAAGGTGGGGCAATTAAAAATAAAAAATCTAAACCTACAAGTGGAGGAAATAGAATAAATATTACAGATTTTCAAGATTTAATTAAACTTGCTGGATTAAATAAAAAATAAAATGAATAAAAAACTAAACAAGCTTCCAAGAGCAAGAACTGGTTATCAAGTTCAAGGTTCTTTAATTAATGATGTTCCAGCTTTTGGTGGTGCAGATTATAATGCTTATATAGGTAAACCTGGATTAAAATCTAGAAACACAATGGGTGCTGTACCTAGAGATGAAGCTAATATAGAAGCAGAAGGTGGAGAAACATTAGTAGGAGATCTAGATGGTTCTACATTCCCGTCATTCTTTAATATTAAAGGACCAAGACACTCAGCAGGTGGAGTTCCTATGAACTTGCCAGATGATACATTTATCTTCAGTGACACAGCTTCTATGAAAATAACTGATCCTAAGATATTAAAGATGTTTGGTAAAGATCCAAAAAAAGGTGGATATACTCCTGCTGAACTTTCCAAATCATATGAAATAAATAAATATAGAAAAATACTGCAAGATCCAGATTCTAATAAAATGGAAAAAAAGACTGCAGAGATGATGATTAAAAACTATGTGATGAAGCTTGGAGCATTAGCTATTGCTCAAGAATCTAAAAAAGGTTTTCCGCAAGGTATTCCAGTTATTGCTAAACCATACATGGAAGCTAATGGTATTACAGAAGAAGATTTAATGCCAGAGTTAGCTCAACAAAGACAAGAGCAAGAACAAATGATGCAGCAACAGCAATCTATGTCTGAAGAGCCAATGATGGAACAAGATCAACAAATGCCTCCTCAAGAGATGAATGATCAAATGATGTCAGAAGAAGAATATCCAATGGAAGAAATGGATATGGAAGAAGACTATGAAGAAATGCCTGAAGCTAGAAGAGGTAGAGAACAAAGAAGAGCAGATAGAAAAGAAAGAAGAAATAGATATAAAGGAATGGGTCTTTCTGGTTTAAGACTTGCAGCTAATGATTTAATGCAGAGAATAATGCATGGTAGACCAGAAGAATATAGTAATGAAATTTATGGAAATCAAAATACATTACCTATAGTAGATCCAACTGTAAGAACTACTATACCTCCAGTAAATGTATCTCCAGAGCAAACATCTTATGTAGATAGAAATATTATTTTAGATCCTGAAAATGAAATGTTTGGTACACAATATGATTTTACTAAACTACAAGATCCTGAAAACTGGAAATCTGGACAGTACTATTTTAAAGATCCTAAAACTAATCAATACTATATGGCTCAAGGAGAATATGGTGATATTGGATCCTATCTTCCTAATTGGCAAAAGGTTACTTTACCAGAAGAACAAATAGCTCGTTTAAAAGTTCCTGTAAAAACAATGAAGGCAGTTTTAAAACCAGGTGCAAAAGATGAATTAGAAAATTATACTGCAGAAGAAGAAGTAAGTCAATGGTATGATCCTAAAGATTGGTTACAGTATAAGTATGATCAAGAAAGAGAAGGATTTGATAGTCAAGGAGAAACATACTTTCAACAAATGTACCCTGAAGAATATGCAAGACTTAAAAGACAATTTGGAGGTAATAGCCAATATGCACAATATGGTATAACATTAGGTGGAGGAAATCCAAATAATTATTTAGGTAGAACTAAAAAACTGCAAGGGAGTGGTCCATTTATGGCTAAACAAGGTATTATTATGGGTGGTATGCATATGCCTTTAATAATGTCAAATGGTGGAAGCACATACAATTTAAATAAATTCCAAGGTGGTGGACAAATTACTGAAGCAGATTTAACTAAACAAGACTTAGAGGTAATTGCTAAAAAATGGAATAATAATAAACAAGCTTATATTAATTTCATTAATACTAAGAATGCAATAGAAGGAAATGAAGATTTTAAAAATGACTTGTTTAAACAATATCAACAAGATATTGAAAATAAAGAAAACTATACTAAAAGTCAAAGAGAAAAACTATATAGTGGTTATGCACCAGAATTAAGAAAACTTGATAAACAAGGAGTAGTTAATCAATTACTAGCACAAGAAGAAAGAAATGCAAGGCTAGAAGCTTTTGGTTTAGATGCTTCTAAAACAGAACAAAATGTATCAGGAAGTACTGGTACTAATGCTGCAGCAAATAAATTAATAAAGGAAAATCCAGATGGACTTGGTGACTTAGATTTTTCTAGTGGTTTTAAAGGACAAGCTGCATACATTGCCTATAGGAATTTATTAGGAACTGAAAAGTATAAACCATATGGTGATTTTCAAGTAGGTAAAGATGATGAAGAAATTGCAGGAAAAAGAGGACAAGTATCTGGTATTGATCAATTTAATACAAATACTACTTTAGGGCAAAGAGTTAAGTTTGTACCACCAACTAAAGTGAGTAAATGTTTTTGTCCTGATCCTATAACAGGTGAGGAAAAAGAAACACCACTAAAAGATGGTAAGTGTGAATGTGAACAAACAGTAGATGTACCCGGACAAGAATATCCTGCTGGAACTTACTGGCCTGAATGGACAACTCAAGATAAACTTAATCTTTCAAGAGCAAGATCTTTAAGAACAGGTATTGAGTATCCAACAGCAATGACATTCCAAAGACCTGAATTAAATTTAAGAGCTCAAGAATGGTTAGCTCCTGTCCAAGCGCAACAAGCTGCAGCAGCAAAAAACATGGATACTATTTCTAGAATTGGTGCACCATCACAGTATAAACAATCTATTATGGGTTCATTGCAAGGAGATCTTTTAGAAGGAATTCAAAGACCAATTACAGAAACTCAAGCAAAAAATCTTGCTGTTAAAAATCAAGAAAGTATATTGAACTATCAAGGTGATTTATCAGAAGGACAAAATAGACAGAATGTTCTAAATCCATATATGGATAAAGTAGGTTCTGCTGAAAATTTCTATAGAGGTGAATTAAATGCTAAAGATGCACTTACTACTCAAATGATGAATCAGGGTATTAAAAATGCTGCTGATATATATAATATTCAATCTGAACAGTATGCAATTGATCCAGTTACTGGAGTACAAGTATTTAAACAAGGAAAACCAATTAGTCCTGAACAACCTACTGATGACATGATAGCTTTTGCTCAAAAGCTTGAAGGTTCACATTTACCTGAAGATATGCAAGAATTAATCTTTAAAACACAGTATGGTAGGTATGGAGGTAGGGTTATGCAGATTGGAGGAATGGTTTATGGAGATACTGTTTACCCCTTTTACTACTATGAATAAACTTTATATGTTTATTAAACTTACAAAATTTTAATATATTTATACTATATAATATAAAACTATGGCAACGTTTGCAGCAGCCACATTTATACCTCAGATTCAACCTTATCAACCTGATCTTAATCTGTACTCTAACATTATACAGAATAAGCAAACACAATATGATAGTAATTGGAAATCATTAAATAAAATATATGGTCAGTATTTTTATGCTGATTTAACTAGAGATGATAATATAAAGAAAAAAGATTATTTATTAGATCAAATTAATTTTAATCTTAAAAGAGTTGCTGGATTAGATCTTTCTCTACAGCAAAATGTATCACAAGCCACACAAATATTTAAACCTTTTTATGAAGATAAAGGCTTAATGAAAGATATGGCTTGGACCAAAAATTATAATATGCAAGTTGGGACTGCTCAAGCTTTGCAAGGTTCTGCAGATGAAAAAAGAAGAGGAGAATTTTGGGATGCTGGTTTAAGATTTTTACAATACAAAAGAGATGAGTTTAAGGAAGCTTCTGCAGATAAAGCTTTGGCATTTGAAAATATAGCTTATACTCCTTATGTAAATGTTCAAAACAAAGCTTTAGAACTAGCTAAATCTTTTGGAGATATACAATCTGTAGACTGGTCTGATGATGGTAGATATATTGTTACTAAGACAAATGGTGAACAACTAGAAGAACCATTACAACATTTATTTGAAGCTAATCTAGGAAGTAATGCACAGATACAGTCTGTATATCAAACTCAAGCATATGTAAATAGAAAAGATTATGCTTATTCTAATGCTGCTCAATTTAATGGAGATAAGAATGCAGCAGAGATGAAATATCTTGAAGAAAACTTTAATGTACTTAAAGAGCAATCAAGAATTAGATATAAAAATATAGAAGCTGCAAATTCTACATATGATGCTAGAATTAAAGATCTTCAAAAACAAATTGCTGATGGAACAGCTGGACCAGACGCAGAAAATTTACTAAATGCATATTTACAAAATAAAGATATTAATACTAAAGTATTAGAAAGAGCAAAAAAGGATTTTGAAACTATATCAAATGGTGAATCTAGTACAGCAACAACTACTACTGGTTTTAAAAATCCATATGGAGATCTTGAATCTTTAAGATATAAAGTTGATAATGGTGTGGCATCAATGTTAATGCAAAAAGATTTTGATGAAGCAGCACATTCACTTTCTAAAAGAGGAGCTAAAACAGATGTAAAAGCTGATCCTTTTGCAGTTCTTGATCAACAACAACAATATAGATTAGAGATAGAACAAATTCGAGCTGAAAAAGCAGCAGAAGAAGCAAGGAAAAAAAGACTAATAGAAGCTGGCACACACTATGAAGATGAAAATGGAAATTTAGTTGAAGATCAAAGTCAGAATATTATTTCTTCAGGTATTGAAGATAAGGGTAATGTGACTGATGAACAAAATGTAAAAGTTCTTAGTCAACAAATTCAAGATTTAACAAGAAGTGAGTACTTAGATCCTGCAGTTACATCTTATATACAAATAATTGGTAAAGCTTTAGGTGAAGGTAAGTTAAGTGAACAACAAGCAAATAGCTTTTTTGGTGGCACTAAATATACATATAAACAATTTAAAGATAATTATAATAGACTAAAGAATAATCCTGGAGGTTTTAGAGATCATTTTGCACTTTATGAAAAAGGTGAATGGGAAAATATTAATAAAAAAATAGGAAAGTGGGTTGAGCAAAATAGAGAGTTAGATATGTTTACTTTAAATGGTCAAAAAACTCAATTATATGAAGATTATGTAAACAGCTCTACTAAAATAACTGACTATGTGCTTTATCAAAAAGCTGATATAGAATATAATAGAGAAGTTGCAGATATAGTTGCAAAAGTCTTAAAAGATAGAGGTTTTGCAAATGGACATTTATTATATGATAAGAATGGAATAAAAAGGAGTAAAGAGGAATATTATGCATTATTAGATAAAGAAGGAATACTTACATCAACTGAAGCAAGAATTTATAATAATAGAAGAAGAAATAATAATATAGAAGGGCAAGATGTAGATTGGTGGGATTGGCTTGTACCTCCTGTGGCAGCTGTATATAAAATTCGAGATGAACTTGGTGATAGTGAAATTAGTAATTTAAGATATGAAAATATTTTAGAAGAAGCTGATAAAATTGCATCTAGTTCAAAATATATTAAAAAAGCACCACCAAGAATTTCTGTAGGACCAACAGAAGCTGGGACAGGAACATATGCGTTTAAAAAATCTACAATTACTGTAAACCCTAGAGGAACGTCAAAAGGTAAATTGTATTTTAATGAAATCATCCCAATACTTAATAGTACAGATTATGGGGATTTTACTAAAATTTCTTCAGTATCAATTGGAGGAATAACTAAAACTGCTAAAGATAAGTTTAGGCTTGATGGATCTTTAGCAAATTCATTAGTTCAAGACTTAATAAGGGATTTTAATAGTGCAAAAAATCCAAAATCAGAATCAAAATTAAAAAACTTTACATTGGAGTCACATCCAATTGCAGCAAATAATTCTAGTTTAGGTGCAATAACAATTAAACCAAATAGGGAATGGATAAAAGATTATGTTGATGCTGCTGGTCTTACATCATCTATAAAACAAATGGCAAAAGAAGATTTAGATGATGATGATCTTTCAGATTCAGAAATTAAAAGTTGGTTCTCTACAAAATTAGCAAACAATGGAATTAACTTTTTTATTCCAGTGCAAGATTTAAAAAGATCATCTTTATATAGATCTTCATATGAATCTCCACTTGAAGCATATGTAAATTATGCAGGATCTTATACTTTAAATAATATTGGAGGAGATCCTAATGCAAGTTATAAAATAACTAAAAATAAAAATAATACAGGAGATTATAGTATAAAAGCTACATATCCATCTTATGATCCTAATACTAAAAAAACAAAGATGGAAACATATACTGCAACATCTTTATTACAACAAGGAAATTTAGCAGCTAATAGAGATAATTTCTTAGCATTCTTAAAACAAGTACAAGATGCTAATAATCAAATAAAAAATCAATACAAATAATAATGGCAAAAGAAGAAGAATACTTTAATCCATTAGATCCATTAGGTCCAGAGTTTGGTAAAATTAATCAACCAATAGCAGATACTAAAGGTTATACAGCTTTTGAAGGTAGCAGAGTTATGTTGCCTCAACCAAACATGCCTGTGGGTAATCAAATTGCATATTCAAACTTACCAAAACTTGAAAATTTAAATGCCCCAAATAATCAAATATATGATAATGTAGTAAGAACAAATATTAATAATCCAAGTATTCCTCAAAAAGCTTTTGATATAAATGAATATAATGATTCATTAAAAGGTTATTTGGATAATATGTTTCAATCTAACCAAGATTTAAATGACTATGCAAGAATATATTCATATGATGCAGGTTCAACAAATTTAAGTACTTTTTATAAAAGATATTCTGCCTATGGTCAAGAAAAATTTGATGAAGTTGGTTTTTCACCATTAAGAGACAATGATGCCAACTTTAATGCTAGGACAACAAGATGGGATGATTTTAGCAGAATGATGAGTAATTCTTTTGTGCCATTATTTACACAAGGATTTACATCTGGATTTAAAAGTTTTGGTAAAATTCTAAGGGGAGATTTTACATCTTCAGATAGAGAAGATGCAGAAGTATATGAAACAGCAGCTGCAATTGGTCAATCTACTAAAGGTGGTATAGGTGGATTTATGAATAATGCTGCTATGAATTTTAGTTATACAGCAGGTATTATTACTGAAGCAATAGCAGAAGAAACTCTAGGAGCAATCTTAGCAGCACCTACTGGAGGATCAAGTTTATTTACTACAACTGTAAATAATGCTAGAAAATTACCTTCTCTTTTAAAAGGAGTTAAAACTGGTTATCAAGGTGTTAGGCAAACACTAAACTTAACTAAAGAAATTAGCGGTGCAAGAAAAGTATATAATGCAATTAAAGAATCACAATTTCTTAAAGGAACATTGAATCAATTAAATCCATTGAATAACACAATGGGTGCTTTAAAACAAATAAGACAAGCAGATAACTTTACAAATCTTGGTAAAATTTATAAAACGGCAGGTGGTTTATATAGAGATTCTAGAAATATAAACATGGCTTTATCTGAAGCTAGGCTAGAGGGGGGAATGGTTCAAAATAAAATTTATGATGAACTTTATAGAGAAGCTTATAAAGCTAATGGCAATAAAGTACCAAGTGATAAAGAGCTTGCAGAAATTAGTAAACAAGCTGAGCAGGGAGGATATGAAACATTACTAGAGAATGTTGGAATTATTTATGCAACCAATGCTATTACTTTTAATAATATAACAGGCCCAAGAGGTGGGCTTAGAAATTTTATTAAATCTACTACAGATGATATTTATGAAATAGCTTCTAGAGAAGGTTCTAAAAACTTTGGTAAAATTGGTAAAGTAATATATAATAGAACTTCAAAGGCTTTTGAATTAGAAGCAAATAATTTAAAAACATGGGCTAAGGGATGGTTAAAAAATCCAATTCATAAATCTGTTGGTAAAACTGTAGGTTATTTTAAAGCAAATTTTTCAGAAGGTATTCAAGAAAACTTACAAGAGACTATTGCTCAAGCAAATGAAAAATATTTTATGGATTCTTACAATAGCCCTACATTAAAGTCTATGCTTTATTCTAGAGCTGCTATAAAAGGAATAAATAAAGGAAGGCTTGATTATTTTAGTGATGCATGGGCTCAACAAAATCCTTTTACAGCTCAAGGTTTTGAAACTTTTGCTTCTGGTTTTGCAATGGGTACAATGGCTGGTCCATTAAATTCAGCTGTTCCATTTTTAAGCAGAACTTATAATAGAATGTTTAATAAAGAAGAGTATACAAGATGGAAAGAAGCACAAACTACTGTTGCTCAAAATTTAGTTAATGAACTTAATAATACTAATTTAGAAACTTTTTTAAATGGTTATACTCAAAATTTAGGTGTTCAAGAAAAAGTAGCAGCTACTAAACAAAAAGGAACTAAAAAAGAAGCATTAGATGCTGAAACAGAAGCATATATATCACAAGTTCAATTATTAAAAAGAACAGGTACATTTGGTATTTTTTCTGAAAAATTAAAAGACTTACACAATTTAACAGATGATGAATTTGCTGAAGCTGTTGGTATAGAAAAAGATCAAGTTAATAAATATAGAGCAAGGGTAGATTCTTCCATTGAAAGATTAAATAAAATTAAAAATCTATACGAAAGAGTAGAAAGAAAAAATCCTAATCCAATTAATGTAAGTGATCTTAAGGAAGATGACCCGGAATACCAAGATAAATTAATATTATATCATGCATGGGAAACAGTTAATAGAAACATAGTTTTCTTTAATGAAACTTATGATGACATATTATATAGAAGATCGGAAATAAATAAAAAGTATAATAACAATAAAAAACTAAAAAATATAAGCAATAGAAAAAGAAATTTATTGTTTAACCCTATAAGACCTTTTAATGAAACTAAAGAAGCTATTGATGGAGTAGGTGTTCCAACCGGAGATATGCTAGAAGAAATTAATCTCTTAGAAAAAGAACTTGCTTTAGAAAAAGAAACTACAAAAAATCCAGCTAAGATACAAATGCTTCAAGAGCAAATTAATCTAACAAAAGATTATGCTGAACAATATAGAGCATTAGACATCTTCCAAAGAAGAGAAGAATATGTTGGTTTAATTAAAGAAAAACTAAAAGCAGAAACAGGAACTGAATACACCGATGAGCAAGTATTAAAGTACATGGAGGATGAATTTGGTGCTGTTAATGATACACAAAAAAGAGATGAGTTACTAAAAAATTTAAGAAACTCATACACTAATTATTTAAAAACACACGCAAAACAAAATGGTCAAGAAATTTTTAATGAAGATATAGATGAAACATGGGAGTTGATGAAAGACTACTATGACTTAGATATAGAAAAAACAAAAATTTCAAAATATGTTGATGTTTTAAATGATCCAATGGCTTTCTTAGAAGCTGTAAGGAGAAATAATGATTGGCTTAAAAAAGTTACTGCTAAAAAAATTGAGTACTATGAAAAAATTATCCGTGAAGAAATGGATAATATTAGAGCTAATGCTTTATTAAATGCTCTTGCAAATAAAGGTTTATTCATAAGTACTGAAGACATGTTAAATTATTTTGCAGATGGAGTACCTCCAACTGAAATATATGATGATATAAATAAAAAAATATATCCTATTGGCTCAAAAGAATATTCTCAAATATATCAGGATTATTTTAAAAAGTATGAAGAGTTAAAAGAAGATTTAAATCCAAATAAATCAGAAATAATTGATGAAGCATATCAGCAACAAATAAATGCATTAGAGAAAGAAAAACAAGAAAAAATTGATGCACTTCCTAAAGAAGATGTAGAGACACAAATAAACAATTTAGAGGGAAAAATATCATTAAAATCTTTATCACAAGAAATTCAAAATGATCAGTATGCTGAACTAAAAGTTTATCAAGAAAAAGGCTCCACTAATGATAGAGATGAAATAGAAAAAAAATTAGAAATAAATGGTGTTATTCCACAATATGGTGAATTTAGAGAAGCTATTTCTACACTTACTGAAATTTTAGAAGATGAAAATGGTAATACAAAACGTGGAAGAAAATTCATTGGTGATGAAGAAATAAAAGCTGCACAAGAAGAAGGAGTTACAGGAGAAACTGGAACTATGCCTGCAGCATCTAATACAAGCACAAGAACAATAAAAATTGGAAATAAAAACTATAAAGCTAGAGTAGAATTATATCCTGATGGTACAGCAACTTATAACATCAGTGAAGTTGATGCAGCTGGTCTTCCTTTAAAAACTTTGTCAGAAACTGAATATACTGAGCAAATAGATGATTCTATTACTTCTGAATTAGAAACCGTAACTGTATATAAAGACAAAGTTGGACAACTCAGATTAAAAAATGAAGAAGGAGATATTTTAGATAGTGAAGATACAACACAAAGATATTCTTCTGCAAGAATCTATACTATAGATAAAGTATCAGATCCAGTAGAGATTGAAAAAATTACTAACTTTTATAATGATAAAATAGAGGAAGTTAAGGAAGCATATGTAGCTTCAAAAGAAAATATGGAATTAGAGATTCCATATGAAGATGTTACTCCAGAGTCTAATTTAGATACTCCAGATCTTTCTGAATTTAAAGAAGAACTGTATAATAATTATCAAAAAGAATATGTTAATAAACTTAGTCCTTCTGAAAAAAATGCTCTATTAGAAGATGAAGATTTAAATAATAAAACATTTGAAGAATGGTACTCTAGACCAGAGAACAAAAAATACTTTGATGAGTATAATAATGCAAATAGACCTGTGCTTTCTAAGCAAGAAACTATCATGAATATTAGAGGGGTAGAAGTAAATACTAATACAAAAACATTAGAGCAACTAATTGCATATAGAGATGATGTTAATAATCAAATTACTTCAAATAATGAAGAAATAAATTTTTTAGATCCTGAAACTGAAAAAGAACAAATTAAAAAGTACGAAGAAAAAAATAAAGAATTAAGTTTAAATTTAAAAAATTTAAATAATATTATTAGTGCTAGACAGTTTGCTAATTTTCCAGAAGAAATTAAATCTGCTGTAAGGAGTATACAAAAGATATTTAAAGCTCAAAGTAAAGTAGAAAAAGGAGTAGAACTTACTGAAGATGATGAAGTAACAGGGTTAAAAAAGGGTCAAAAGGCATATAGAATAAACGGTAAGTTTCATAGAAGAACAACACAAGCTATACAAGATGTTATTGATGAAACATATGAATATCAAGGTCAAGAACAAGTAGATACTATTTTTAAACAAACAATAGCTAAAAAAGGATTAAATCCTGCATCTATAAAAGAGTTTGTAGATAGATTACGTTCTCTTCCAGATACTGGTGAAGCAGCTCTCCCTGGAACTAATGATATATTCTTTAACAAACTTCAACAAGAACTTAATGCTCTGCCTAATATGACAGCTGAGCAAATTGAATTAGAAGGGCAAAAGAATGAAATTTTAACAAAAGCAAATAAAGAAAAGAATCTTGCTAAACAACAAGCTTTATTTGATCAGGCTGAAGAAATTCAAAATAAAATTGATGGTGCTTATACAGCTCCTGTTTCTACAGATGCTAAAGCTGATATAGAAAAAAGAAGACAAGAAATATCTTCATTTTTTAATAAAAATGATTATACAACAGAAGTTACTCTTGAAAATGATGAGTATACATTAAAAGTATATGATAAAAAAAGTACTTTCTCAAATGTTCCGATATTCAAGTTTCAAGGAAATATAATAGACATAGATGGTAAAAAATATATTAACGTTTATGAAGTAAGTACTAAAAAGGAATATCAAAATAAAAAAATAGCTACTAATTCATATAAGTATATATTAGAAAATTTACCTTCTGGCGTAAAAGGTTTATACTCTTTTTCAGAAATGAGAAAAGGTGTAATGGTACCTAATATATATAAAACTTTAAGTAAAGATTATACTGTTACTACGGACTCTAAAGGAAATATTCTTGTTAACTATGATGCAGAACTAGCTGCTTTAGAAGGTACAGCTCAACCAACTACTAAAGATAATTTTGATACAGCTACTAAGAAGAATACTACTAAGAATATAATAGATACATTTTTTGCAGAAAATACATATGAAGATAGTAGAATTGCTGGTAATTTCTTTGACTTAGCTAAAGACTATCTGGAGTCTGGTAAAAAACCAGAGTTTAATGAAGAAATAATTACAAGAGAAGCATATGATAGTTTAATAGAGTATTTAGATACCATTAAAAAAAGAGTGGACTCTGGGGAATTATACATAGTAGGTAGAGACCTTATTGTATATGATTCAGATATAGTTCATCAAGATGGTAAGAAAGATAGAATAGCTGGTGAAATTGACCTTATTTTAGTAGATAAAGATGGTATTTATGTAGTAGATATTAAGTCTGGAGAAACTAATAAATTTTTAAACTTTAATAATTTAAGCACAACTAATAAAAAGTTTACTAAGAGAAATGAGTATACACTTCAAACTGCTGCATATGCTACAATGTTAGAAAAAATGATAGATAGAAAAGTTGCTGGAATAGCAATGCTTCCTATCCAAAGAGAGTCTAACAAAAAAACTAATCAAGTAATTGAAGCTGGTAAACCTTTGTCTGGTCAGTTCTTTAATGAATTAGAGTATAAAGTAGATGAAGATGGAAAAATTGTAATAAACAAAAAAATAGATCCAAAAACCAAAAAACCATTTAATGAAAAACAATTTACTATAACTGGTAATAAATATAAGTTTGATTTCTTAGTTCCATTATATAGAGAGTCAGTTCAAGAAGAGATGGATAAACTCTTCCCCAAAAAATTAGGTGAACTTGAACCTGGTGGTAAAAGAGCAATAGCAAATAGAATTAACAATATTAGAGAAAGACTATCTGAAATAACTGATGAGTTAAGTGACATAAATGTTAAAAATCTAGCAATTATAAAAGTTTTAATTGGTAATGCAGTAAAACAAAATATATCTATTCCAAAAGATATTATTGAGCAATATGAATCTAAAAATAAAAACTTAAAACAGTATACTAGCAAAGAAAAAATTAAATCAGTAATAGACAAATACAAAAAGAATTTAAATTCTTCCGAAAAGAACTTAAAAGAACAATCAGATAAGTTAAGAAAAATTAAGTCTAATGTTTCATTTGATAATGTAGATAAATCAATATTTAATGAACAAAGTGATTTTATAAAAGAACAACTTGAATCTGATTCAAATTTTAAATATTATTTTGATCAACATAATAGTTTTTATAAAAATGCAGTAGATAGAAGTCCAACAGATAATCAAATTGTTGCTATTGAAACTATGAAAGAATCTGGTCTCTTAACAGATACAGATATATCAGATGCTGATATAAAATATTTGTCAATGGCTGAAGCATCAGAATTAATTCATGAGGGTGTAAAAAGAATTCAATATTTAAAAACATCAAGTGTTGAAAAATCTAAAGATTTTCGTGAGTATCAAAAAAATATATTTGATTTAATGAAAGCAACTAAAATAAATTCTAATGATGTTTCATTAGTACAATTATTTGAGGATGCTGAAAAAATTTCTAAAACAGGAAGAACTAAACAAGCTATTGATTTATTAAATATAAAATTAAATAACTTAAATTCAGAATATAATAAAGAATTTACTAGTGATGTTAGAAAAACTAAAATCTTAAAGGAAATATTAGACATTGAACAGTTTAAAGAGGCATTAATAGATACATATGAAATGCCTATAGATATAGTTGAGCAAGTACAAGAATCAGAAATTGTTGAAGAATTTATAGATGAATTTGATACAGATATTAATGTTGGTGATATAGTATATTCAAGAAAGAAAAATAATAATACACCATATAAAGTCAAAGAAAAAACTAAAGATTCTTATGTATTATCTCCTCCAAGAGGTAAGGCAATAACAGTTAAAATTGATACTTTTGCAGATAACTATATAACTAAAATAGAAATGGACTCAGGTAATATTACTCCACCTACTGTTGAAGTAACAGATACAGAAAAAGAAATACTTAACGAAAGTCAAGTTACTGTAAATAATTTCTTACAAAATCAAGATAGCAAAACTAAAGCTTATGAAAAGGGTATTAAAAATACTCCTGAAGAAAATAGAAAAAATTTATTGAATAAAACAAAAAACTGTTTATAATGATAACTTGTAGCATTAATGATGACGCTATTATAGCTGAACTATATTCTGATGTAAGTGGTTCAATGAACCAAGCTCTAAAATCAAATAGCACATTTGATGCTATGGATTATATGAAAAATCTTTTCAAAGATTTTTCTGAGCAAAGTTCACCAGAAGTTGCAGCAAAATTTCTACAGTCTATACCAAGAATAATTATTGATGTTAAAAATAATTTTTTTGAACAATTAAAATTAAAAGAAGGATTAAGATTAGATGCACTAGATGATTTAAATACAGAATTTAAAAATCCAGATACTGGTGTTGCATCAATCATTAATACCTTAAGTGATATTTCAGAGTTACAAGAAAAAAAAGATATAATAGAAAATGAACAAAAAAATGAAATAAGTTTAGATCAAAATCCTTCAATTGAACCGCCAGTTGTAAGACTACCAGAAAGGTTTAGTACACTAAGTGCCTATGGTGGTACTTCTCAAGCATATGTAAAATTAGATCCAAATAAGAAAGAAAAGAATCCTTTTTTATCAATTGAAGATCTTAACCAAGAACTTACATATATGGTTAAGACTTTTGATAGAATAAAAGAAATACAGAATACTACAAATCCATTAAATGGAATAGTATATCAAGGAAAAAGATTAGTGTTTAAAGCTATCACATTAAGTGCGTATGCAACACCTCAGAATTTAAAATATCTTGATAAATCTACACAAAGTGAAATAGATAAGTCTAATGCTATAGTTGATAGAAATTTAAAAGTTTCTGAAGACATTAAACAAGCTAATCAAAGAGTAATATTATTAATTAGTGATGATAAAGGAAATACTCTTTACTTTGATGAAGAGGGTAATATAACAACAGCAGAACTTGGTAAACCAGTGTATCAGTTTATGAGAACCATAAGAGAAAAAAATGGTGAATATTCTGCTACCAATATGTACAATACTGAAGACTTATTAATATCTGTTGAAGCTTTTGTTGAGAATACCTACAATCCAGAAATAGATGGAACAAAAGAAGAATATACAAAACTTGTAAGAGAACAAAGAAATAAGGATCTTGAAGAACTGTATACAATTCAAAATGAAATATTAAATGGAGAAACCAAAATTTTACCAATAACAAATGTTACAAATGGTGTTCCCACTAATTTATCAGCTACAAAAATATATTTAAATGATTTAATAAATCTTCCATCTTTTAAAGATAAAGTATCTGAAATTTTAAAGAGTATTTATACAATTCCATTTGATCAAAAAAACTTTAAAAGTGGATCAGCATTTATAAAAATTAATGGTAATGACTTTTTTATAAATAGACCACTTATCACTGATGACTTAGCATTAGAAATTGCAGAGGTATTGACTAATAAAAATATCAAGAATGAGGATAAAAAAGAATATACCAATCAGTTTTTTGAAGGATTTGATTTAGGAAGAACTAGTAAACAGTATGATTTATTTTATAGTAAAGATGGTAAATCAATTTACTTTAACTTATATGATGGTTTTGGAAAAGATGCAAAGAAACTTGATGTAAAAATAAAATTAGATCAAGAGGCTCTTAAAAAAGCTGGAGATGAAGTAATAAATAAATACAAAGAGTATATAGTAGAATATCTTACACAAAAAGGATTAAAGAAAAATTCTAATAGAACACAAATTATTTTTAAAAATACAGCTTTAGCAAGTGGTGTTTATATGAGATTAAACACAGAACGTACAGGCTTTAATAGAAATGCAGATTATTTTGATTTTATAAAAGGTCTAAAGTCAGATATAGAGCTTACAAATGCAGATCCAGGATTTTATAATTATGTAGTCAATTTTACTACAGATAATAGCTCATTTGGTAAAGAGATTTTAAAAGAGCAAGATCCTTTTGATGAAGACTTTGCTCCACCAAAACCAACAGTATATGAAGAGGAAGCATATAGAATAGTAAATACTGCAACATCAGATGCATACAAATCTACTATTGACCAAGCAAATCCTTACGATAGTTTTTTAATTACTAAATATTTTATTGAAGAGATAACAAATAACTATAGTAAAAATCAAACTAGGGAATTTGCTGAAGATATATTTAAATTACTTTCAGAGGGATATAATTCAGTTTTAAATCAAAATCAAAAAGATTTAATTTTAAAAGAAATTAATAAAACTAAATTTTCTCAAAAAACAGCTTCTGAAAAAACTAATCCTCCTATAGAAGAACAGATAAGTGAGGGTATTGCTTCTAAAAATAATTCTCCAGAGAATAATACTCCAGTAAATGATATATTTAAAGAAGAAAAAATATCTGAAAAAAATAAAAAGTATTTTGAAAGGTCAGGCATAAAGCCAGAATTTATTAGTCCACTAAAAGTTAGACAAGCTAAGAGTTGGTGGAATAGTAAAGAGATGGAGCCAATGAGAAAACTCATTGAGTTTGGTCATATGGCAAACATTGTAAACTCAGATGTATATGCAAGATTTATTGTAGCAGGTGCTACTCTTGCTGATACAAGTATTATGGGTAGGTTAGAGGTTAATAAAAAGATGGGTAGTATATATCAAAACCTTACTATTTATCATGAAGCATGGCACGTATTCTCCCAGTTGTTTTTAACTAAACAACAAAAGTTAGATTTATACAATGAGCTCAAGAACTACAAAGATGCTAAAGGAAATACTCCTTATAGTAAAATGAGCTTTAGAGAATTAGAAGAAATGCTTGCAGAAGATTTCCGTAACTATGTTAAAACAGGAAAAGCAAAACAAGCAGCTCCAAAAAGAAATACTTTATTTAGAAAAATAGTTGAGTTCTTAAAACAACTATTTGGTAAGGTGCTTAAGAAGTTTAAAAAACAAGATACAGTTATAAATAGTCTTAACTCGCCAATGGCTCAAAGATTATTTAATGAACTATATATTGGAGACTTTAATAAGTACTCTCCAAGTATTGATAATCAAATGTTTACTCAATTAGATAGAGGACCAAGACAGGTTGAATATCCATCACAAGATGCATTATCTCCTGGGGATGGTCTATTGATTTCTAATTCTATTGACAATTTTTTTGCTGAAAAAATAAATGAGCTTCAGGAAGAAAGTAAAAGTGTTGGCGTAAGTCTTTCAGCACTCATGAATCCAAAATATAAATCATATTTATACAATGATGCTAGAGAAAAATTTGAAGAAATTTTAAGACAAGAGGAAGCTAAACTTAAAACACTAGAGGGTGTTAAAGATTTTAATGAGTTAAAGACATTAGAAGAGATAGAAAGTAATGCCATTGCTGTAATGAAAGCTTCTGATGGAAAAAATAAATACTTCTTTTTAACATCACAAGTTAGGGACTTTAATAACTTATTACCATCTACAAAAAGAGGAGAAAGAGTAAGAGGAGAGGATTATAAAGATAGTGTTAGAATAGTTGGTGATTTTTACAAACATGGGACAATAAAAAAGAATGGAAGAAATATAGACATTGTTCTAGTTACAAGATCACAAGATGCACAAACTCAATTTGATAATTATAAAAAAGCTAAGGCTAAAGTTTTTACTGAACTCATAAAACAACCTGTCTTAGATAAAGTAGAGATTGATCAAGATCAAGAAACTATTAGAGATAATGTAAGAATATTACAAACTACATTAAAAAACTGGGGTGATGAAAAAAGTGGTATAATAAAATACCATATGGAAAATACAGCTTATGAAGTATCTAGAAAAAAATATGCTGTTGAAGATGATTCAGTTATTCAAAATAAAGATCAAGAATTAGATGAAAATGGAGAACTAGTTGATGAAGAAGAAAACAAAGGAGGTCTAGAGCAGAATAATGAAAAAACTGGAAAACAATCTTTACAACAAACAATGAGTAAACAAACAATATTTGTTTTAAAAACATTATTGAAAGTAGATTCAGAAGGTAATTTTGTAAAAGATAGATTTGGAATTATAGAGAGAGCAGAATTTAGTAAAACTTTTGCTATAGTTGCTAAAACAATAGGGGGTATAAGAGATAGAAATGAAGCATATACAAGGTTAAAAGAAGAATCAGAAAAGTTTCCAGAATTAAAACAGTTATTTAAATATAAATTTCCTGATCCTAATAAATCAGGAGCTGAAGTTAATACATTTGAATTTGATTTAGCAAGAGGATTTTTTCAAGACTTTGCAAAACCTCAGATTGATTACCAACAACTTTATGCATACTATAGAGAAGATGATAAAGAATTAGACTTTATAGTTAAAAAATCAGATCTTGCAGTTGATAATGTTGTAACTAAGTGGATTAATACTTTTGAGACACTTAAGAAAAGTAAATATGTAAATGTTTCAAGAGATAACATTAGATCTTTAAACTTATCTGAGGTTGTAAAAGATTTTAAGGATAGCAAAAGTGATACTTTAAACTTAAATAAACAAATACAATTTGCAAAAATATTGGGTATTGAATTACAGGACAATGACAATATTAAAAAAGAGTTAGATAAACCTACTAGCGTTAGTTATTATGGTTTAGCATATATCTATGATATTCTTAAAAAAGTAAATCAACTAGATATTTTAGAGTCTAATGGTGAAACAATAACTGAAGAACAAAAACTTTTACTTAATAATTTTAAGAAAAATCCTTTAAAAGTTTTATCTGTTGGCTTCTCAGAATCTGTATTAGATAAAAGTAAAAAAGGTAAAGTAAGCGAACTTACACAGCTTAAAAGGTTAGCTGAACTACAAATAATGTATGGTTATGATAGTTCAAGTACTGCTATAATTAGATCTAATCAAACCGTTGGTTATAAGGAAGTTAACTGGAGTTCACTTCATGCTGCAGCATATGCATTAAACCAAGTTCAATATATGCATCAACTTTGGACAGATCCAAGATATAACAGTATGTCTCATCTTAATCCAGAAATAAATACTCATGTTAGACACCTTAAAATAATGTCAACATTATTCAATTTTGAAAATAAAGGTGAGAAAAAGAAAAATAAAAGTTTAGAAGTATTTGCTCAAGATGGATTTGCATTTACAGATTATTTTGGAAATAATTCTGGAAATGTCACAACTGATCTAGACCCTCTATCTAAATTTATATTTGAATTCCATAGTTTTAGTTTAGCAGGTGTAGCTGAACTTCCAAGAACTTCTGATAAAAAGTTTTCATATGGAGTTAAAATTAATGGTGGTATAGACCAAGCAAGATTAGGTTTTGATGCTTCTGAATCAGATAAAAATTTATATATAAATACTAATAAATTTTTAACAGAAGAAGGTGAGCAAATTGCAAGAGTAGGATACTTGTATGGCTATATCCAAGGAGAGTATGACAGAATTAAAAAGTTTAGAGGCCCAGATAAAGATAAATATCTTAGAATTAAAGGATATAATAATAGAGTTATTGAAAACGGTAAAGAACTTTATTCTGGAGAAACTTTTGTAGCATTCAAAGGAATGTTAAGTCAGAATACAAAAAATAAATTGTATGAACTTGCAGACCAACAATCTGATATTGATATATTAAGTTATGTCAAAGAAGTGGATAAAGAGCTTGGTACAATGATTAAGAATGATATAAAAAAATACTTTGATGAAATTTTGTCAGATATAAAATCCTTATACTTTAATAACATACCTTATATATCTAAATCTCTATTTGAAAAAGTTGGTATTAAAAGAGAAGACTTGTCTGGTGATGCTCTTGAACAATTTCAAAAAGATAATAAATTAGTTAATGCATTGCTTAAATCATATATGTTTAATGATTTTATACACAAATATGAGACAAGTATTATATTATTTGGGGATCATGCACAATGGGATCACGGCAAACAAGACTGGTCAAAAAGAATTCCTGGCCTTACATCAGATGGTATTGGGTTTATGTTTGATGAACAAACACAAAGCTTTATAAATGATGTATTTAATAAAGAAACATATGCTTCTAAACTAACTGAAAAAGAAGGTATTAATTATGATAACTTTGTTTTTTCTGAGAAACTTAATTCAGCAGTTATTGAAGATCCAGTAAGAGAATCAATATATATTAAAGAATATCAAAAACTTTGGGAAAAAGATTATCTAAAAAGATTTAGTCCAGAAGTTGCAAAAGAAAAAGCAGCAGCAGATGCTGAGTTATATAAAAAAATGAAAGAATCAGATGGTATGGCATATGTTACACTTGATGCATACCGGACACTCAAGAAAACAGGAAGAGGTTGGAGCTTGGCTGAAGAAGCATTGTATCAAAAAATAATTAATAATGAAACAATTACATCAAAAGATATAGATCAGTTTTATTCAATCTATAAACTGCATTATTTTGGAACAATTGAAAATGATGTTTTACCCGTAAGAGGAATGTATAAATTTTCTGTTATTCCACTTATCCCTGGTGTAAATGCAGTAGCTGGTTCTGAGCTTGAAAAACTTCATAAGCTAATGTTAAAACAAAATATTCAACTTGTAACATTTGGTTCAGGATCAAAAGGTGCTTATTTAACTTCAGATGGAAAAACTGATAATGTTTTTTCAGATAAAGAAATGAAGTTTGTAAATACAGAAGTTAATGATGAAGGTGAGAATATATTTAAGTTTACAAATAATCCAATTTATTTAGCTAATCTTAAAGAGGTAACAGTGATGAATGACTCCTATAAGGGTGAACTTCAAATTGCTACACAAACAAGAGCTATTATAATAGACAACTTATTTGAAGATGGAGAATTAAAAAATTCAAATAATAAAGCTGTTGTAGATGAATATTCTAATACAATTAAAGAATACTCAAAATTATTAAAAGAAGATCTACTAAATGGGTTAGGTATTGAGTTAATAGATGGTAGAGTAATTGGTGATTTTACAAAGTTTGTTGAAATAATCAGAAGTGAACTTACAGAAAGAGATACACCACAACATTTAATAAAATTAATTAATACAGATAATGACGGAAAACTTGCAATGGATTTATCATTGCATCCTGAATCAGATAGTATTGAAAAATTACTTGTAAGTTTAATACAAAGAGGGGTTGTTAAACAAAAAACTAAAGGTGAGCCATTAGTTCAATCTCCAGCAACATTTACAAATGGTATTTGGGATTCTCCTTACATAGGTCTTACTGAATTAAAAGAAATTCAAAAACTTTTAGGTACTAATACTCTTCCTTTTTATTTAATAAATGGAGAGACTAGATCTGAAGAAATGAAAGTTGCAATTGCTTTACAAGGAGACTTTAGAAATTTACTTAATGCAAAAGATTTAGATGGAAATAAGATTGAAACAATTGAAAGATTAAATCAATTAATTAAAAATCCTGAATGGTTTGCAAAAAATAAAAAATCACTTACACTATTTGGACCTAGAATTCCTAATGATGCTCACAATACTATTGAAGCAGCTACAGTCTGGCATTTCTTACCAGAGTCATTTGGTAATACTATTATCACACCAACTGAAATTGTAGCAAAAGCAGGGTCAGATTTTGATGGGGATAAATTATTTATGTCTATGCCTAACATAGATTCTGAAGGAAACTATATTGACAAAGGAGTAGAAAATTTTTATAAAGTTTTAGAAGAGACTAAAGAACTTGAGAAGAAAAACAAGCTTCCTGAAGGTAGACTTACATCTAGACAGTTAATTAATTTACAGAAAAAATATTTACAGAACAAGTACTTACAAGCATCTGTAGAAATATTAATGCTTCCTGAAAATGCAGTAACATTAATCAAACCTAATGGTACATATTTAATGGATAGGTATGAGGAAAACGTTACTGCAAATAGAACAGGTTATGATAAGTTTAAAAATGTTGATAATAGACCTTCTGATGTAAATACAAAAGGTGAAAAAATTCCAAGTCCAACAAGCCACTTTACTATTGGATATAATTTATATGTTCATGAAGCTAATTTATCTCTTGAACCTTCATTAGGTATTTTAGCTAAATTGACTAAATCAATTCCATTATATAAAGCTGCTGGTGCAAAAATGCCAGCAAGATATAGAATCTCAGATACATTAAAAGTACCATTAAAAGTAAGATTTGATGTTAATACTACAGTAAATTCTAATAATGAAGAAGTAGTTTCAGTTGGTGCTGAAAATAATGTAGCCGGAGAAAACATATCTGATACAACATCTCACTCTTTACAAGGAGTATTGGATAGAGCTAAGGCAACATTCCCTTTTGAATTAAAATTAGTCCCTGAAGCAATGACAGTTTATGGTTATTTAACCAGAGCTGGTATGGATCAGGAAGACATAGTTTATTTACTTAATCAACCACTAGTTGCAAAGTATTTAAATATGCAAAAGATGAATAATTCATCTATTAATAATGCATTGTTTGGTTCTAAAAAAGATTTTGAAATTAAAAATGAGATAATTTTAGATGTATTAAATTCTCAATTAAATGAGGATCAAATAAAAAAATTAATAGCTGATGTTAGTAATGATAAGTTATCAGCAACGTTAAAATCTTTACCCGAAGATTTGAAAATTACTGTTACTATAGGTAAAAATATAGAAAACACAACTGTAAAAGATTTAAGAAATTCTTTAAACACAAAAAAGATAAACCCTAATTTAATATCCGGAATCAGATCAGCTGATGAAGAAAGTACTAAAATTTACAATAGAATATTAGGTGCAAATTGGTTGTCTCATAAAGAAAATTTATATTTTTTAATTGAAAAATTAGCAAAAGTTAATCTTACAAATAAAGATAAAATTACTAAATCTGATTTATATAGTGTTCTAAATATTCAGGATGCGTCAAGTAGTAAAGCTCTTTTAATTTTCTTGCATTATTTAGAATTAGAAAATCAATACTCAAGAATGAGTGACTTTGAACAAGCATTTTCTCCAGATACATCTAAACTAACAACAGTACAAGAAGCAAAAGATAGAAAAAATGTATTAAAAACTTTTGAAAAAGATGAAGAAATAGATCAAGACTTTGTAAAATATATGACAAAGCAGTCTGTTATATCTTCATTAATGTTTGATGACTTAACAATTGATTTGGTTACTCCCCTATTTGAAATAAAACTTAATGAAAAAATAACTAGCTTCTTAAAAAGAGGTATTGATAATACAAGAGCTGAAATTATTTTAAAATATGGTAGAGGTGCTGATGGAAGAGCTAATTTCACAAGAGCTTTTGGTAATAATCTAATTAACTATATATATCAAAATTATCAAACAAACTTTTATGATGAAAGTGGTAAACTATCTAATTTACCACAAAGCACTGATAAAAAAACAATTGAAATAAATAATGATATAAATACTCCTGTATTAGTTCAAGAAGATAAAATTATAGTAAATACAAGACTTATTGAATTTGATTATGCTACTAAAAACTATTTAGAAAATAGGAATCCAGAAACATCATATGAAGGTAGGGGGTATGATACATTTAAATTGGGTCAAGATCCTTTTATAAGTTTAAGATCATTTTACAGATATAATATAGAAAGAGCAATACTAGAAAGTAAAAATAGTATAGATACTCTTAGTAATGATGATTACTTTATTAGTCTTGTTGCTAAAAATGATGGTAATGCGGAAAATGCATATAAACAATATATATCTGAAAGAGCATTACTAAATAGTTATAATCCTATGTATATCATGGGTAAAACTAAATATAGTTATAGAGATAATATCCTAGAGCTTCTTAATTCATTAGAAAACTACCCGGCATTATTTGAAAAATTTACTATACTATCTCAGATATCTCCACAAAGAAATAGAGATGGTTATAAAATTATAAGACTAAATAATAGAAATGATATAAAGGGTGCTTTAGCTCAAGAGTATTTTAATCAAATAAGACAGTTGGGGGATTACTCTATACAAAAATTAGATAATCCTAAAAATGATCCATTGATTGCTTCTAAAGATAAAAGAATCAGTGATCTATTCAATGTGTTTTCATTGATGATGTATTATCAACATGGTATTGGAAAGACCACAACAGGCTTTGTAAAAGGACTAGATTCTACACAATATAAATCTTTAATGCAAGATATCACTCCTGCATTTATGAGTAACTATATTGAAACTAATGAAAAGTTTGACAACTTATATGTTTCTGATTTAGTCCTTGCTACTATTTTTAATAAAACTTTAGAGGCTTCTAATTTTAATATTTTTGCAAGTCCTCGTAATATTTATTATAATAGTGACATGGAGCAAATAGCCACGCAAGTGGATATAGAACTTCAAAAAGCAGGGGAAGAAGAGTTTGATATAAATGAAGGAAAACAAAGTATACCTGAAGAATTTAAAAGAGGAGACAGACTTATCTTAGATGAAGATGTTAAACTTTATAATTCAGTATTAATAAAAAATAATGGTGTTAAACCTAAAAGATGGACAACACCAAATACTAAGTTTTCTGAATTCTATAATGGGAGACAACAAGGTATGCCAAATAGTACAGCTTGGTTATTGAATGACAATAACTTGTATGACATGGTGGAGATAGGTGCAGACTCAGATATGGCAGGTACAGTATACTATGAAAATGTAGATTTAGAAACAGGATACCAAATGTTTAAGGAGGGTGAAGGTCCTACTCAACCTAGTGTAAGAAAAACAAATAAACCAAAAGGTAAAGAAGTTAAAGAAGGTATCTATGTAAATCAAGGAGCCCTTACAAAAGAAGAACAACTTGAACTATTTAACTATCTAAAACCATTCTTAGAAGAACAAGCTGCTAAAACACTTAAAGCTGCTAATGCTAGTAAAATGATTGGTCTTGGACTAAGATGGGATTATAAAAATAATAACGTAGGTAGACAAGCAGTTGAAATACCTGATGTAATTAATCCAGGAAACAAAACTAAGTATGGTTATTATAATGAATCAATTAATGGTCAACCTTTAGGAGAAATTACACCAAGGTTTAGAGAACTAATGCAAAAAGCTACAGGTGTAGATATGACTAATTATGATGGAGCTATTATAAATCTATATGAAAAAGATACATTTATATCCTCGCATAATGATGTAGATGAAAGTAGGTCTGCCATTAAGTATCCAGTTATTGGTATTAATCTAGGTGGTAAAGGTAATTTCTCTATAGAAAGATTAGGACCAGAAAATGCTATGTTAGATCTTCAAGCTGGAACCGGATATATATTTGGTGTAGATGGCATTAATAGAGATGTATGGCACAGAACATTCCCAACTCCTCAAGATAGTTTCTTACCTGAGTTAACAACTAAAATTGATGGTAAAACATATCC